TCAACGACTATCCCTTAGGCTTTGAAATAAGCAATAGGAGTAGGGCTCAAGTGAGTGGGTGAGATTCCCTTAAATCGAAATAGGAAGCTCCATTATACTGATTATATAATGGATGAAGATATAGTCTAGTATCTTATCGAAAGATAAGGAAGTTCATAAGAGAACTGCATAGATTAACGACCTATGTGAATTTTCGATCCAAAAGCTATTGGAACAGCTGATTCTGGTTATTTTTCTAAAAAGATTATTGCCGCATTACAGGCTGTTGTTTTAGATGAAAAAGGTAGTAATTGTGGCTCTAAAGGATTATTGGAAGTTGTAATAACTAAAAATAATATTGATGATTATTTATATAGATATATTGTAGAAGGTAATAAATTAGTTTTATTAGATGATAATAATATAAATAAATATTTAGGAGTTAAAGTTAAAATGAGAACTCCAATGGGTTGTACATCTAAGAAATTATGTGAAAAGTGCGCTGGTCTTATGTATGGAAAATTAAATATAATTAATATTGGTTTAACTTCAGCTAGAGTATCATCTACATTGGTTAATTTATCAATGAAGAAATTTCACAATTCGACAACCCAAATATCACATGTTGAACTAAAAGATTTGATTATATAAAAAAGGAGTATTTAAATGAGAATGTGTCAATTATTTTCAGATATTAGTTTAAAAAATTTATGTATAGAAATAACTAATAAATGTATGTTAAATTGTATACACTGTTCATCTAAAGCTAGTTCTAAAAGTAAAGATATGTTATTATTTGAAGATATAAAAAAGATATTAATAGATGCTGTTAATGAAGGTGTTGAAAATTTATCTATATCAGGAGGTGAACCATTAATTCACCCTGAATTTAAAGAAATATTTTCTTTTGCTAAAGATTTAGGTTTACATATTACAGTATATAGTTGTGGGATTATATATAATAATAACAAACATTCTTCTATAACTGAAGATACTCTTATATTTCTAAAAGAAAATATTAATAAGATTATAATAAGTTTACATGGATCAAATGATGAAACTATACAAAAAATAGTTAAAATTAAAAATGGTTTTAACACTATTATAAATTCAATTAAAAGTTGTTTAAAATATAATATTGAAACAGAAATTCATTTTGTACCTATGAATATAAATTATAATGAATTTTTAGATTTATTGGATATAATTAATGATATTAATATTAAGCGAATAAGTTTATTAAGACTTGTTCCACAAGGAAGATGTTTAAATAATAATGAATTAGAAGTTAGTGTAGATAATATGCAATTTTTATTAAAAGAAATAAATAATAAAATTGTTAATAAAAAATATACTGATTTATCTATTAGATATGGTTGTCCTTTTAATTGTATAACTGATGATAAAAATAATAAACCATGCTCAGTAGGTATTAACAAATTAAATATTTCAGCTAGAGGTGATGTATTTCCATGTGAAGCATTTAAATGGTTAGGTGATTTTATAACACCTACCAATATTTTAAAAACAAATTTACATGATATATGGGTTCATAATGAACTTCTCTTTTTTCTAAGAACGAGAAAAATTCCAGAAATATGTGTTAATAAATGTGATAAATTAAGAAGATGTGGAGGAGGCTGTGTATCACAATTCTTTTTATATAATGAACAATCAAGAAATCAATTAATTAACTGGTTAAATAAAAAATAAAAGGTGGTAATAATAAATGATAGAATTATTTTTTGATACCGAGTTCACAGGGTTGCATAAGGATACTACTTTAATTTCATTAGGTATTATATCAGAAAATGATGATAAATTTTACGCTGAATTCAATGATTATAATAAATCGCAAGTAGATGATTGGATACAAAAAAATGTTATTGACAAACTTTGGTGGAAAAATAAACAAATGAAAGATTTACCAGAATATTATTATTATGGTAGTAAAAAATTCGTATTAGAAGGATTGAAGAAATGGTTGAGTAAATTTGGTAATGAAGAAATTTTATTTGTTTCAGATGTATGTCACTACGATTTTGTATTACTTATCGATTTATTTGGCTCAGCTCTTGACTTACCTAAAAATATCTGTCCAGCTTGTTATGATATAAATAATGACATAATTGATTATTTTAATAAAGATGCTCATAAAGCTTTTAATGCTAATAGAGAAAAATTAGCAGATATAAAAATTAAGTCTGAAGTTTTTAAACATAATGCATTATGGGATGCAGAAGTAATAAAGGAAATTTATTATAAGTATTCTATTTAATAATCAAATAAAAAACGGAGGGGTATAAAAAATGCAAGTTAAAAAACGTGATGGTAGGATAGTTGAATTTAAAATTGAAACAGTTGCTAATTGTATTTTTGAAGCAGCAAAATCTTTAGGTGGTAAGGATAGTTCAACCTCTTTTGAATTAGCTTTAGAAGTTTATGATAGATTAAAAGATTTAGATAAAGAAATACATAATGTTGAAGACATACAGGATATAGTTGAAACTGTTTTAATTGATAACGGAAGAGCTAAAACTGCAAAAGCATATATCTTATATAGAAATAAAAGAACACGTATTAGAGATGGGCGAAGTGAATTAATGGATTGTGTTGAAGATATATTAAAAGAAACTTCAAGAGAAAATGCTAATATTGGTACAGGACCAATGGCTAAAATGTTACAGATTGCAGGTGAAGCTTCAAGAAAGTATTATTTATCTAGATTAATACCTGAAGAAATATCATCTGCTCATAGGGAAGGCTATATGCATATACATGATTTGGATTTTTATGGAAAAACTTTAACCTGTTTACAAATACCCCTTAAAAAAATATTAACTAGGGGGTTTAATAATGGTCATGGTTGGATTAGAACCCCTAAAAGAACAAATAGTGCAACTGCTTTAGCAGCTATAATTTTACAAAGCTGTCAGAATAATTAATTTGTTCCCTTGTACAGTAATGTACATTGAATAACCTGGTGAACCATCAATAGATGGGTGTGAGAGTTTAAAAACTCTTGCTAACGGTAGAAGTTAAATAAGATTGCTTGTATGACAATTACAAGCCTTGTCTATGTGACATGTCCATAAGCGAATACACTTTCTAAGAGAACCTACGGTCCTGGAATATGGATAGCAGGTAATACCGTCGTAAGCCCTACTATTTTAAAAAATCCCACTAACCCTTTATAAAAATAATTATGCTATTAATAAAAATATCTGGGTTAAAAAACATAAAGGGTGGGAATTTAAATATAAAAAATATTAGGGAAACGCTAACGACTATCGAAAGCTAAGACATCTTTTTGGTGTTGAAAATAAGGTATTATATGATTATGATACACGAAGCGAGTAGAGTAGGGGTAATTAGGGTGAAAATCCCGATCCGAAGTACCAGGGTACCTATATAAAAAAATAGGTATATGATATAGTCTAACCCGTTTGAAATACCTCGAAAGAGGCGGTACAGTGGATATGCATGGTGGTCAATCATTTGCTTTTTTTGATCGTGATATGGCTGACTTTTTTGTTGATGCTAGTGATAATGAAGCATATCAAGCATGTGAAGCATTTATTTATAATTTAAATAGTATGCACTCTCGAGCAGGATCACAAGTCCCTTTCAGTAGTTTAAATATTGGTACTGATATGAGTGATGCTGGTAGAAAAGTAACGAAGAATATTTTACTTGCATATAAAGCTGGTTTGGGTAAAGGTGAAAATCCAATTTTCCCAAATATTATTTTTAAAGTTAAAGATGGTGTGAATGGTCAAGTTGGGGACCCAAATTATGATTTATTTAAACTTGCATGTGAAGTAGCTGCCATTAAATTAAATCCAACATTTTCATTCATGGATGCTAGTTTAAATAAACAGTACACAGGTGATTCAGAAGTAGCATATATGGGTTGTAGAACCCGTGTTATTGCAAATATTAATGGTTCTGAAACTACAGATAAAAGAGGTAACTTATCATTTACAACATTAAATTTACCCAGACTTGCAATAGAATCAAAAGGTAGTATTGAAAAATTCTTCACACTACTTGAGATTAAATCAAATCTCATATTTGAACAACTTAATCATAGATATAACGTACAAAAGAAATTACTTGTAAGAGATATGCCTTTTATTATGGGGCAGGGTTTATATTTGGATTCTGAAAAATTAAGTCAAAACGATAATATAGAAGAATCTATTAAACATGGTTCAATGTCTATTGGGTTTATTGGTCTTGCTGAAACATTAATTGCTTTAACTAGTAAACATCATGGTGAAGATGATGAAGTATATAAGCTTGGGTTAAATATTATTAAAACCATGAGAGATTTTTGTGATAGAGAAACAATTAAAAGAAAGCTCAATATAGTTTTATTAGCAACTCCAGCTGAAGGACTTTCAGGTAGATTTTTAAGGATTGATAGAAAACAATTCGGTATAATTCCTGGAGTTACAGATAAGGATTATTATACTAATAGTTTTCATATACCAGTTGGTTATAAGATTAGTTGGTTTAAAAAAATTATGTTAGAAGGAGTATTTCACAAGTTTTGTAATGGTGGGCATATTACTTATATTGAAGCAGATTCTCCGTTTATTAATAATACTGAAGCTTTAATCAATATTATTAAACATATGAAAGATTGTGATGTAGGTTATGGTGGACTTAATTTCCCAGTTGATTTTTGTTGTTCATGTAATTATTCGGGAGTATATCCTAAAGATTGTCCAAGTTGTGGTTCCGAAGATATTAATAGGGTTAGAAGAATTACAGGTTATTTAAGTACAATAAATATGTTTAATAGTGCCAAGAAATCAGAACTTAAAGATAGAGGAACACATATTTAAAAGATGTAAATAAAGTATTAAAAAAGATATATGGCAATTAATTGCCATATATCTTTTCAATTATATATTATTAAAATGAAAATAAAATAACGAGGAGTGTGATAATATGGATAGATGTATGGAATTAGCACTTATTAAATTAATTAATGAAGAAATGTTTGAACTTAATATCTATTTAGAGAATTATCAAAAGGTTGATTTTCAAGTATATGGTGAAGAAATTATTAAAGATATCCTCCGTAAGTGTAAATTTAAAGATATAGGGAATGTTTATGATTACCCTGATACCCTTCCTCAACCAGAAATGATTAGTGGTTATGAATTATCATCTAATTTTAATATGTTCCAGCGTATTGCTGTGTCTAAAAAAATTAATTCTATTGTACTATATACAACTAATAGTTACTATGTTCGATGTACTTTTCTAATTGACACTGATTATTTAGAGATATTTTCAAAAAATGCAAAGCTAATATTACAACGGGATACTAATACAAATATGTTTCGAGAAATCGATTTTAAATGTAGAAACAGAGAATATATCGAAATATCTAATTCTTCTAATCATGAAAAGAAACCTGCTGATATTGTGAAGAAAAAAATTATTAAAGAAAAACTTATATTTACTGAAGATTCAACAATAATGGAAGTTATGAAAGATATTGATTTATTCTTTAAAGAAGAGACTCATAATATGTATAAAAAATTACAAATTACATACAAGCGAGGGGTTATTCTATATGGTGAACCTGGTAATGGTAAAAGTGCCATGATACGGGAGATTATCAGAATACTGCCGAGAATTACTAAAATAGTTATAAATCCTAATATTAATGATATGCCTAAAATTTTATCTATATTGATTAAATCACTAAATGGTAAAAGGGCTATTATTATAATTGAAGATATTGATTCATTAATTAATGGAAGAAATAGATCTGAATTTTTAAATATTCTCGATGGTATTGATATTCAATCTGGTGTATATTTCATTGGTACAACAAATTATCCTGAACATATTGATCCTGCCTTTATGAATAGATCAGGTCGTTTTGATCGCACATATAAGATTGACAACCCATCAGAAAATATACGTCGTGCATTTTTCCAAAATAGAAATATTGGAGAATTATTATCGGAATATAAAGTTTATAAAGATGATAGTGGATCTGATACTAATAAGGGAGTTATAGAACTTTTTGTTAAATATAGTAATAATTTACCCATGGGTAGTCTAAAAGAAATCATGACTGGTACTAAATATTTATTAGCTTGTAATAATGATTTGACTATTGAAGAGGCTGTTGAAACAACGTCCATTATTCTTACTAAAAGTAAAAATGAACATGTTAAAAGTTTTAATACTTATAAAGATAACATGAGAAATTTAAATATAATTTAGACTAATATATAGTAAATTAAAAGTTCTAAAAAATATAAATATATTTAATTTTGTAGGAGGGAATGATATTTAATATATTAAATATACAAATAGATAATAATTTTCAAAATAATAATGAAAATCTTGAATTATGTGTTGAATGTAAAGGTAAATGTTGTAAGAATTTGGGATGTCATTTTTCACCTAAAGATTTTGAAGTTATAGATTTTAAAACTTTAAAGAATTTAATTGAAAAAGGATATGTTGTATCAATTGATTGGTGGGAAGGAGACGTCTTTGATAAAAATAGAAGACGTACATTATATCTTAGAATAAGAAATAAAGATGCAAATATTGTTGACCCTTCTTGGGGTGGTCAGTGTATGTTATTAACAGAACATGGGTGTAGTTTACCATTCAATGAACGTCCTATGGGTGGTAGAGGTTTAATTCCAAGTATAAATGAATGTATAGTTGGATATTCAAAAGAAGATTGTTGTAAAGAGTGGTATATTTATCAAGATTTATTAGAAAAATTAGTTAAAGTATTTAGTTGACTAAATATTAATTGGGTAAAGTTACAATAAAATAAAACAAATTTTTGTTGATATTGAAATTATTGTTTGTTATGTATATAAATTAAAAGGAGATGAAATATAATGAAAGAATGTTGTGAAAGATTAATAGTTGCTGAACGAGACAAATTTATGAGAGATTATTGGATTCGTAGTCAAGAGGAAAAAGTTAATGTTGATGATAATGTTAAAATAATTAAACTTTCTGATATTAATGTTGAAATAACATTAACTGAGATTGAGGAAAAACTCTTTAAACATGTAACAAAAGAACAACTTATTCGTAGTAGACAACATTTTCATGATGAAAATGTTAGACTAAGTAATGAACTATTCAGAACTAATAACAGAATAAATAATTTATCTATTTGGATAAAGAATAAAATAGAAATATCTGAAGTTCTTTATGAAACTAAAAAAGAAGGACATATGAAAGAAATATATGCAATGCAAATAGCAGTATTAAATCACACATTAATGGAATTAGATAATAGAAAAAACGAGTTATAGAAAATGAGAGGAAGATAGAAAAAATGGTGGGTTTTGAGTTAGTTATAGATGTGCATGATAGTACACATAAGTGGATAGATAAAGAAACAAAAACAACTACAAGGTTGTTAATAAAAAATCCTGTTGGTCAAGAAACAGTTATAGTTTTTATTCATTCTGAAGATAGTGTTGATGAAGTATTAAAGAAGAAAAAAGAGTATAAAAAGCTATTATTAAATACAATTAAAGAAAATATGAAATGGGATATTTAAAGTGATAAAATAGTAAATACAAACTATAAAATTATATATTATTTAATTAATATAGGTAATTTTATAGGGAGGTTAGTTTATGAATTATACAGAAGACGAACGTAAAATTTGTAAAGATACTATTTTAGGTTATTCATTGAAATTTAGTTATCTTAATTCATTGTATGGTAGTAAACACATATCTAAAGATATGGAATTAATACCCCTACCCCTATTTGGTGATGAGTCTAATTATATCTTTTTTGATACTGTTGAAGAAGCAGAAGCTGTTAAGAAAGAAATTATTACTAAGGCTGAGGAGTTAAAGAAAAAAATAGATCAGATTAAATATGATGATAAAAACGCACCTATGTTAATTAGAGAAAGACTTAAAGAATTTAAACCGCTTAATATAATTAAACAGATTTTCATTGCTCTAAATATGGGTGATGAACCTTGGGAATTAGATGTAGTTCAAGTTATTAAGAATTAATTTATTTATTATTGTTTATCAGATTATTATTTTCTGATAAACAATATTTTTTTTATACATATATTATATTTTAGTAGAGTTTTAAAACTCTAAGAACTTTTTAATAAGGTAAAATATTTATTCTAAAGGAGGTTTAATTATTGAAACATGATGAGGTTAGATTAGTAAAACTAAATTGGGATGAGGAGTGTGAAAAAGATTTTATTATAGGTAAAGGTTTTGAAATAAAAGAACCTGCTTTTAAAGGAAAGCAGAAGAAATCTAAGTATGGTATTCAATCTCCTCTATTTGCTACAGATTTTGAAGATGATGATGCATTTGCAGAAAGATATACATGTGAATGCGGAGAATTAAAAGGAAGATTATATGATGAAGAAGAGTGTGATATTTGTGGTACAATAGTTAAATTTAAAGATGTTGATTTAAAAATTACAGGTTGGATTAAATTAGGTGTTTATAGTATAATCCATCCTATATTCTATAGAATGTTGAAATCAATAATTGGTGAAAAGGGATTTTTAGAAATTATTGAATATGACAAAGAATATACTAAAGATGGTCATATAATTGATAAACATGGTAAAACTCCATTTAAAGGTATTGGTATTATGGAGTTTAAAAGTAGATTTGATGAAATAATGGATTATTATAGAGCTAAGAAAAAGAATAAGATTGAAATGATAGATGAATTATATAAAGAAAAAGATAAAGTATTCGCTTCATCTATTCCAGTTTATTCATCTGTATTGAGACCCTCTCAATTTAAAGGTGAATCTTTCTTTTATAACTCTATGGATAAAAAATATAATCCAATAGTTTCTTTAAGTAGATTATTAAAAGATAGAGAATTAATAGAAACTAGAAAGAAGAAAGACTGGGGTGATATTGATGAAAATAAAATTCTTACTATAATTCAAAAGAAATTAATTGAGCTATGCTACTTAATATTTAAACAAATAGACCAAAGAAAAGGTCATATAAAATGGGAAATTCTTGGGGGTAAGATCAACTTTTCAGCCCGCTGCGTTGTGGAAATACGCAACGTAACTCTTTTAATTGTCGGGGAAGCTCTTAGAGCCTAAAACTACTAAATTAATATAGTGATATATTAATGGCTTAGATTAATCATCTAAGGTATAGTAATAAGGTTTTAGGATTGAGTAATCCGCAGCTAAGATTTTTTACCAGTGAGAAATAGAAAATTGTTCAAAAATTTATAATAAGGAGGTGGTAATTAACATTGTATATAACATTTATTTTAGAAGAAGAAAAATGGGAAACTATAAATTATAGGGATATTGAATCAAATCTATATTCTGTAAGTAACCATGGTAAAACAGGAAAGATCTATACTAAAGCACTATGTCCAGATGGGTATTTACGTATTAGATTAAAAGTAAAGAATCTAGTTAAGAAAAAAACATATACTGTTCACAGAATTGTAGCGTGGCATTTTGTTGAGGGATATAGTGATAAAAAATGTGTGGTTAATCATTTAAATAATCAGAGATATATATGTCATAAATGGAATTTAGAATGGACTACTCAAAGTGAAAATATTCTTCACGGTTTTAAACACGGGAATATAAAGAAAAAAAGAGGATTTTGTGTTAATTTTAAATATACTGAACCGGTAATAAGACAAGTGTGTGAATATATTGAAAAGGATTTATCACCTAAAAAAATAATAAAACTAATGAATATTGAAAATAAAGATAAGAAATCTTTTGGTGATTTAATCCATAGATTAAAAGCTAAATGTGATTGGGCTGATATAACCAGTGAATATAATTTTTCTAATAAAAAATTTAAACGGGAATTTTCTGATGAACTAATTCATACTATATGTCAATATTTAGAAAAAGGTTTATATCCCAGAGATATAATAAAAGAATTAGGTGTAGTTGAAAAAGAAAAAGGAAGTTACGCTAAATTAATTGGTGATATTCGTCACTTTAAAACTCGTAGAAATATATCAAAAAAATATAATTTTTCTACTGAAAGATTAGATAAAAAAATATATAGTGATGATTTGATTCATTTAATATGTCAATACTTGGAGAAAGGTTATAAAACCACTGATATAATAAAAATAATTAATATACCTATTAAAGAAAAAATACATTATCAAAATTTAATTTATGATTTAAAGAGAAGAAATGTTCGGACAATCATTACTTCTTAATATGATTATTAAAAAATAACTGGTGAAAAATAAAGTTCAACGACTATTCGAAAACATACTTTAAATATGTGAGTAGAAGTAGACCTACAAGTCAATAAATGGTAGGGTGAATTCTTAAAGAATTCTTTACGAAATGGAGAGCTCCATTATACTGATTATATAATGGATGAAGATATAGTCTAGTATCTTATCGAAAGATAAGGAAGTTCATAAGAGAACTGCATTAGCTGACGACTAATGTGAATATATCGAATACCCGACCCTGTATTAAAAGCAAATGAAATTAAATTAGGTTATTTAGCATTCTTAGAATTATATAAATATGAGATAGTAACTCATGTTTCTAAAATAAATGATATTTCTGAGAATGAAGCATATGAATATTGGTATAAAGGAAGTATAGTTTATAATAATAAACTATATGAAATAATGAAATATTTATTAAAGAAATGGCAACCAAAAGTTCTTATCAATAGAAACCCTAAACTTTGTGGGGCACTATAGAGTGATTTATAGTGAAGAAAACAACACTTTAATTGTCGGGGAAGCTCTTAGAGCCTAAAACTACTAAATTAATATAGTGATATATTAATGGCTTGGACTAATCAACCAAGGTATAGTAATAAGGTTTTAGGATTGAGTGATCCGCAGCTAAACTTAATACTGTTCAATAAACATGACATCTTTAAATTAATTCTTTAGGAGGAGGTGATACAAATGAAAGTTTTTATAGAAATAGGAACTGAAGTATGGAAAGATGTTACCTATCCAGGTGTTAAAAATAATCTTTATCAAATATCAGATCATGGTAGAATAAAAAATAAAAATTGGGACCATATTTTATCACAACAATTAGGTTCAGCTGGATACTATAGACTTGCATTACAAACAGGGGAAGAAATTATTAAAGAAAGACAATTTAGTATTCATAGACTGGTTTGTTATGAATTTGTAAAAAATGATGATTTAAACAAAATAGAAGTGAATCATAAAAATGGAATTAAAAGAAATAATTATTATAAAAATCTAGAATGGTCAACTCATGGTGATAATATCAGACATGCAGTTAAAATGGGGTTACATTGGCAATATAAGGGTGAAGCACATTTTGCTTCAATTTATACTGAAAAGCTTGTTAAATTTATTTGTAAATTATTAGTGTGTAATGAATCTGTTGATAAAATACTTAAATTAATTAGATTAAATTTTACAGAATATGATAAAAAATCAGATATTCTGTTAAAAAATTTTATTGGTAAAATTAAAAGAAAGGAAAGATGGTCACATATTACAAACAAATATAAATACTGAACAGTATAAGAAAAGTTCAACGACTATCCTTTAAGTACTGAAATGTACAACAGGAGTAGGGCTCAAGTGAGTGGGTGAAATTCCCTTAAATCGAAATAGGTGTCTCTTTATAACTTATATAAAGATGATAATATAGTCTGGTATCCTAATGAGAGTTAGGGAAGTTCATAAGAGAACTGCATAGAGTAACGACCTATGTGAACCTTTAGACAATTAATTTCGGAAGTATGCTTTTAATGAAGATAGTTGATATTAAAAATAGTATTACTGATGAATATACAATGAGTTTACCCATACAAATATTGAAGGTTTTAAATGCGGATCAATCTAAGTCGAGGTCCGGCGTATCAGTAATGATATAGCGAGTTCTATGTGAACGCCTAACAAGCGGTGTAAGTAATATTTTATTATTACTTGCTAACGGTAAAAGTTAAATAAGATTGCTTGTATGACAATTACAAGCCTTGTCTATGTGACATGTCCATAAGCGAATACACTTTCTAAGAGAACCTACGGTCCTGGAATATGGATAGCAGGTAATACCGTGCCAAGCTTCTATTAATCTATAATCTATAATTTAATTGCTAAAACAACATAAAAGAAAGGAGGTTATAAAATTGTTAACAATAGATATTAAAATTAAACCATATGGTGTGGTCTATCTTTTAAGAAATAAGATTAATGATAAAATCTATATTGGACGAACCACTAATTTTAGAAAAAGAATAAGTAAGCATAGAAATAGTTGGAAAGAGGCCAATTATCCAATAGCCCGAGCTATTGAAGAATATGGGTTTGAAAACTTTGAATATGAGATTCTTGAATATTGTTTTAGTGAAATTGAATTATCTGAAAAAGAAATCAATTATATAAAAGAATATGATTCACTTGACTATAATAAAGGATACAATTCAAATTTAGATAAAAGAAGAATATTCAATAATGATGTTAGAAAGAGATGTCTGAATCTCATAAGGGTTTAAAAGAAACTGCTGAAACTAAAAGAAAAAAATCTAATAAAATAATAGCAATCAAAGATGATAAATTTTATATCTGTGATAGTGCTAAATTATTTGGTGATTTTATTGATATGAATAAAGATAAAGTAAAAAATGCTTTACGAATGCCATGTAAAATAAAGGAACATTATGTGTTTTACTTAGATGAAAATAAACGTAAAGAAATCTATGATAAAGCAATTAATGAAAATTATAAAAAACTTTATAGATTAATAGAAGAAGGTATAACGACTATCCCAAATTCATATATAATAGAATATATTAAATATGAATAAGTGGAGTACTGGCTAATTTGTGGGTTAGCTGGGAAGCGCATAGCTCCTATTATAAATTATAATAGGATGAAAATATAGTCTCTAATGTATGAAAATACATTACTCTAGGTTTGACGGAGATATCCTAAATATCATATCCTTGAAGTCTAAAAAACATATAAAAGCCTTCAATAAGACATTTAACCCAGTGACATCCATGTTTATTTCTAGAAATGATGGTTTATTTAATGATGACTTTAATCTATTAAAAGATCAAATCATTGGTCTATATGAATTTAATAATATCTAAAAAATCGTATATTCTAACATTATATTTATATATTATTTGCGTAATAAGTAAGAAAAATTTAAGGAGGAGATACCAATAAAGCGAGGATACTTTAGGAAGATTCGACTGGAGGTGAGGGTCGCCCGACTGATTGGAATAATCGGGAAAAGGGCACCCGAATTAAGTAAGGATGAATTAGAGCATGTAATCAACAATATTGATATAGATAATCAGTATTTAATTAGAGTTACTAATGACCCTATGAGATTTAATAAGTATCTATTAGTTAGGGACAAAGTAACATTAATCATACCCAAAAACGGTAGTATTATTTATAAGAAGGATGGTAAAACAAACTTTGATGTTAATATGAAGTATGTTGTTACTATTTCTTCTAAGGACCCAAATGGTAGAGATATGATAGCAATATATATCCCTAAAGGGGAATTCCAACCTTCACCAGAAGTCGATTATATTAAGAAAAACTTTAATATTAAAAATTTGAGATAAATAAAGGTGAGATTTATTTCACCTTTATTTTTTTCATTTAATTTTTATCAAAAACAATCAGTTAATATATTATAAAGAAATGGGGTTAATTTATGGAATACGCTATGGCTCAAACATCATTAGCGCACACTTTTGGTAATATTACTTCTTTTATGACAGAGTTTGTTAGAAGTTTATTTACTCCAAATTATTTTAAAACAATTCATATTAGTTCATCTATAGCTTATAAACAATTTAATATATTTCAAAATTCAAATAAAGAATTTATAAAAAAGAATAAACCTATATTAATAATTAAACCAAGAATAGAATTAGATGATAGTGATACATTTCTTTACGGAACATACTTAACTACTAGAATTACAGATAATTTTTTTGATATTGATTTTAGTAATTTACAACCATTTATTGAAGATAGAAAAAAAGGTGTGTATATAAAGTATTTATTAAATCGTATAAAAATGTATTTTGATGTAACAATAATAACAGATACACAGATACAACAATTGAATCAAGCTAATTATTTAAAAAATAGGATAAGACAAGATAAACCATTTTTTTTAGAAACATGTTTAGAAAGTTATATTCCTAGAGGTCTTATGGAACTTTTAGCTAAAGATATAGGAATTGAACTATATACTCCAGATGGAAGTGTTAAAACTTTTTTAGATTATATGAACGGAGTGTCTATATTTCCAGTGACATATAAAGTAAAAAATGCTTCATCTAATGATGAATTTTTTAGATTTTATCCTGTTAATATAGATACAACTTTTTCTAGTTTAACTATTGATGATGGAAGTAAAAAAGGAATGGTTTCAGATTCTTATGCAACAACATTTACAATTTCAACAGAATTTAATGGTGCAGGATTGTATTACTATGTAACACAAAGTTCAGGAGTTATAACTCAAACAGATATGTCCATAATTGATAATAAAAATCAAATAATACCTATGTTTACAATTAGTAATTTATTTACTGAACAAATTCCTACTGGATGGACTCTATATGCATATCCTTTGTATAAAGTTGAGAGTGATATTCAACCAGATTTAATGGATATAAAACAAGTATTAAATAAAAGTATATTAACATCTATTGAATATTGTTTAACCCATGGAGTTCCATTAGAAACAATATTAAAGTTTTCTGTTATGATGGATAATAAAATGTTAAATAAAGATATAGGGGAATATGATATTGATTTTAATACATTGATTTTAATAACAAAAAATGTTAATATATATTCAACATATAGATTAATAATATATGTAAATGTCTTGTATATAAATACATTAATGTTTGATGTATATGGATTTAATGAAGAAAACTAGAAATTTATTTGATTATATACAATAGATTAATTTTGTATAAGGGGGATGTTTATATTGATATTAATAGAAGTTGTATATGGTGAAAAATTTACTGATTTGATTGAAAAAGTTAAAGTTAATGAGAAAACACATTTAAGTATACCAAAACAATTTTATATTAATTTAAAAGAAGACAAAATAGATTTAATAAAATATGCAGAATATGAAATAATTAAAAACATTTATTGTGATTATATTACGGATCGAGGAGGTGATTTAATTCGAAAAAAAGTAAATTTAGGTGACATAATTATTTATAAATATAATAATATTTTAAGTCATGGTATTGTAAAAGCTATTACTTGGAGAGGTGTAAATATATCAACAAATTATGGTGATAGATTTTTTAAATGGTGCCACATACTAGAAATACATAAAAAATAGTTAAATGATTATTTTATAAAAGAAGATAACTAATATTAGTTATCTTCTTTTTATTTATATATTATAACAATGAAGTATTAATATATAAATAAAATTATTAGGAGGTAATTAATTTGAATATTTATAATAATTTTACAACCTTTTTAAATAATGAAATAAAACAATTCAATTCTTTCAATAAACCTAATTTTTATATTAATAGAGAATTAAGTTGGTTAGATTTTAACAAAAGAGTTTTACACCAAAGTATTAGAAATGAAATACCGTTATTAGAAAGATTAAAGTTTTTAGGTATATCTTCTAGTAATTTAGATGACTTTATTATGGTCCGATTCTCATCTTTAATTAATAATCTTATTAATGAAAAAAATAATGACATATCTGGATTAAGTCATGAAAAAGAGTATGAAAAAGTTCTAGATGTTATAAAGGATTATCAAGTATTACAAAATATTACTTATAAAGATTTATTAAAAAATATAAATAAAAATAATATCCATATTTGTAAATATGATAACTTAACAAAGAAGGAGAAAGAGTATATAGAAAATTTATTTAATAAAAACATATATCCTCTTTTAACACCAATGTCATATGATACAACTAAAGAATTTCCTCCAATTAAATCTAAACAACTAAATATAATTGTATCATTAGAAGATAAATATAATACAAATCTTCAAGTTATTTCTATAATACCAATAGAACATCTTGAAAGATTGTATAAAGTTGAAAATGATGATGAATGTGATAAATATATACTTCTTGAAGATATTATTTTTACATTTTTAAATAAAATATTTGTTAATAAAAATATTTTGAATAAAGGATGTATGAGGATTCTAAAAGAAGCTAATATTGAAATGGAACATGATAGAGATATTTATATTGTGGATAGAATGAAATCAACTCTTTTATTAAGAGAATATAATAGTGAGCCAGTATTTATGGAAGTAACAAACAATTTATCTAAACAAGTGATAAAAATATTAGTAAAAATGTTTAGAGTAAATAAAAGTCATTTATTTAAAAGTGAAAACATATTAGACTATTCATTTCTTATAGATATGCCAATTAAAAATCAGATTTTACAATATGATGAATTTAAATCTCAATATCCACAAGAATTAATAGGTGAACACGATATGTTTACAGCTATTGATAGTAATGATATTTTATTACACCACCCATATGAAAGTTTTGATCCAATAGTAAAATTTATTGAACATGCTTCTATTGATGATAATATCGTTGCTATTAAACAAACTTTATATAGAGTTTCATCAATAGATTCACCTATAGTTGAAGCATTATGTAAAGCATCTAAAAATGGTAAACAAGTTAGTGTATTATTAGAAATAAAAGCTAGATTTGATGAGGATAGAAATATATCACTAATAGAGAAATTAAAATTAGCTGGGTGTAGATTAATTTATGGTATAGACGAATTGAAGACTCACTGTAAGTTTATAGTTGTTGTTAAAAGAACTAAAAAAGGTTTAAAAATATATTCTCATTTAGGTACAGGTAATTATAATGATAGAACATGTAAAATTTATACAGATTTATCATATTTTACTTCTAGTCAAAAAATAGGTGAAGATTTGTTATATATTTTTAATATATTATCAGGGTTTTCAGAACCTTCTACATCAGTTAATAAATTATATTTTGCTCCGTATAATTTAAGAAAACAAATACATAACTTGATAGATAATGAAATTAAACAAGCTAAAAATAAAAAGAAAACATGTATTACATTAAAATTAAATTCCTTATCTGACAAAGATATAATAAAGAAATTATATTTTGCATCTGAGAATGGAGTAAAGATTAATATTATTTGTAGAGGAATTTGTTCTATGAAACCTATTAATAAGAATATAACTATTAGAAGTATAATAGGTAGATATTTAGAACATAGTCGTATGTATTATTTTCATAATACAGGTATTTATATGTCAAGTGCTGATTTACTTACTAGAAATTTAGATAGAAGAGTAGAAATTTTAATTCCTTTAGAGGAAGAAAACATAAAAATAAAGGCTTTATCTATATTAACATATTATTTTAAAGATAATATAAATACATATATTATGGATAAAGAAGGGAAATATTCTTTATTGAAGAATAATGTAAATAACGGGTTTAATATCCATAATTATTTTATGGAAGAAGCAGTTAAAAATTATAAGTTAAGAACAATTCCTAAGATGTCATTAAAACATACTAAGAAATAATAGGAGAAAATAATTATGAGAAAAATGTTAACGATTTATTGGAAAAATGGTTTAATACAAACATTTTTAGTAACTGAATTTAATTCACCTAATCACATTCTAAGTATGAAATTAATAAATGGGAAAGAGAAACATATTAGTTTATTTGATACTAAATATTTTACTTGTCGGGAAGAAATTGATATAACAAAAATAGAAAGTAAAAATATTTTGTTATTTGAAGAATGTGTTGTATGTAAAGTTGCGACTGATATAAGATTAATACATAAGGTTACTAAAAAAGAGTATCCTTTTTGTAAAGATTGTGCTAAAAAGGATTTGTATAATAAAGATGTATTTGATATTGAATATCCACATTTAAAGGAGGAATATTAGAAAATGGTAAGTTTTTAAAAGATTTATATAAAAAAATAAGAATATACTTTTTACCAACTAAAGTAAAAGAACTTCTAAATAGATATAATCATGTTCCTTTAGAAGTTTTATCAGTAACTAAACATAAAGAAAAACAGGGATTTAATGAATATTTATACTGGGAATTTTATACTGAAATTTATATAATTAAGACTAAGACTTCTATAATTATAGTAAGATATGAGTGGGATACTAAAGAAGCAAGTTCCAGTATGGCATGGATTTCTAGTATTAAATAATTAAAGTAAATATTTTTATAGGGGTGATTTTTATGAAAAAAATAACTATTAAATATAAAAGATATTATGTTAAAGGTGAAATAGAGAGTGACAATTTAAATCAAGCAATGTTAACAGCTTATTTTGAAAGTGAAAATAATACGTCTTATGTTTATGAAATAATCGATGGTGAAAAAATATACAATCGAGATGATATTATTAAATATTGGGATAAAAATGATTTTTATTCAAAATACTAAAATTACATAAAAGAGAGGAGGTATGTTTAATTGATTACAAATGGTCAATTAAGACAAGCTATTATGTCAAGTTGTTTAATATGGGATGAAAGTTGTCATCCTGAAGAATGTAGGATTTATGATTTATGTATGAAATCACTAGATTATAAAGAGATACCAGATGAAAATATATCAAATGAAATACAACATTTATTAGATAAAACTAGTTTAGTTGTAACTCAATACAATCTTGAAAATTGTAAAGAAAAATCACTTTTAAATAATAGGCTCATTTTAATTAAAAAATAAAAATATGATAAGATGGTATTTTATCCATCTTATCATATTTTTTTATTCATTATTTTTAACATTATCAATTATATCTCTTATGTTAGATTGTGTTAATGATGTTTTTTCAGTTAATAAAAATTCTAACTTTTCACATGATATTTTATTATTATATCTTTTTTCAATATTACTTAAAAGTATTCTAAATTCATTTAAACGTTCATTGATATCTTGTGTATGTTGTATTGTTTGTTGTTCATGATTCATAAATAATTTCCAAATATCGTCTTTTTCATTTATAGAACTATTAATCTTATCTGTCAAATTATGTATATTTTCCATTAGGTATTTTTGATGATTATTCATCATCTGTTGTATTAATGAAATACTGTCTTCAATGTCTTTTACTGGTTTATCATTTTTTTCAATTATAGTATCAAGTAACATTTTAAATTGTTCTAATTGGGAGTTAAAAAGTTTACTAACCATTTGTAGAAAAACCCAAGCTATAATCCCAAGAACTCCATACTGTAAAAATACATCAATACTAAAATTTTCCATAAAAACCTCCAAGGTTTAATTTTTAAATATCAAAAATAGAACCTTTTAATACACTTTCTATTTCCCCATTTAATTCATTAATAGTTTGTTCAACATCTGTAAACGTAACCCTAAATGAAAATAATAATACATCTAATATAGCTGCCATTTTTTCTTGTAATGAATCATAAAATTTACTTGTACAAATAGAACCAATTGCATCAAATATTATCTGGAGATTACTTTCATGAAGTTTTTTAAATTTTTCTATAAATATTTCAGGGATACCTTTCTTTTTAATTTCATCTTCATAATCTTTGACGATTTCAATCAATAAATTTTGCATTTCAACTATATCACACTCTCTTGTATTATTACCTATTTTATTATTAATAAAATGCTTTAGATGTCTATCATATGATAAAAATTTAATTTTTAAAAATTTACTAACGACTCTTTTTTTTATAGGATTGGTAATGGGAATTTTGTCAATACCAATATTAACCCAATAGTTAATGTTATAAAAAAATATATGTTCCATTAGGTCACATGGCTCTTTTTTAAAAAAATTAAACATAATTTAATTCAATACCCCCTTGTTAATAAATTTATTATATAATTGTTTTTAATTAGTATATAAAAAATATAATATAAAGACTGTTGTTAATTTATTAACAACAGTCTTTATATTTTCAAATTATTTTATTCTTTAAACAAGTGGTTGGAACCAAATTTGATTATTTTCATCAGTAGGTTGTTCATTTGAAAGAACAGCAATATTATTTATAGAAAGATTATGATTAACATCTGCTATACCCCAATTAATAGTATTAAATTCACCTATAATGTTATCATTTTTACACTGTAGTACTTCATATTTTAATGTTGATGAATTTATTTTAATAATTAAATCACCTTTCATATAATTAGTATTAGGGTTGTGTTCTTTTACATCAATACCAGCAAAAACAAATGCTTTTAAAATATCAATTAAACTAGCATTAATATTTTGTAAAACCCCTATTTGTTTAAGTATTGGGGGCATATATTATATTCAACTCCTTTTTATTTTATTCATTTACAATTAAAATACTGTATAGAATGTTTATAACTTTATCTCCTATATCTAAAATATTGTTACTTATAGTAATACCATTTAATGAGATAGTATAGTCTTCTAAATTTTCATTAATAGTTAGAAAATCATTATGATTTATAACAGTATTGTTTAAATCTGTTATAGAATAATGTACATTAAATATTTTATCTGGATTAATATTATCTTTAAATATAAATTGTATAGATACAGTAGGTTCATATCCTGTTAAAGTTGTTATGTCAGATAATTCAACACAATCTAAATCAATTGATATTAATGTTTTAGCAGAACCCTTATTTTCATGAATTATTAATGGTGCTGATAAAATATTTACATCATATACAATCATATTAGGTAATTCAATATTATCTAATTCTAATATAAATATATTTCCACCAATATTTAAATTAGAACATCTGAGAATAGTTGTATTTATATGATTTTTTATTCGTGCTAGAAAGTCAAATGAAATGGTATCTCCAGATGTATTTTTAACTAAAATTTGCCCTGTAGATTTATGAATCATTACCTCTTCCGGTAAAGCTAATGCTTTATTTTCACGGGATAATAAAGATATCCCAACACGATTAGGCATTAATCAATCACCTCTTTTTTATTTTTTTATATTAATGTTTTGAATGATAAAATTATTCTATAATATAATATCAGGATTAAGTTCTAAATAAGTTTCTGAATTAGAATAAATATCTGGATTTAATAAAAGTATATCTGAATCTTTAAAAAGATTTATAAATTGCTCTTTCATTTCAATAGTAATTTGTTCAATATCTGGATTTATAAACATAAATTTTAAATATAGATTGTAAAAATTATATAAATCAACATCAAATAAACTAAATACATCTTGCATAATATCTGGTAGTAAATCTATTATATCATCATTTTCACTAGTAATCATGTTTCGAAATTCTATTATTCCTAATACTTTATCTATTAATGGCGGTGGTGTTTCTTTTATTGAAAATATTTCATTATCTCTATCTTTCTCTAATATAACTAGATTTTTAGTTGTTTGTATATTTTTAATAATCATTTTTGTTGCTGAAAGAAATTGAACATTATTTTTATTTAATTTTATTCCATTTAAATAAATATCATACCATTTAAAATCTAGTGGTTTATCAAGAATTCCTATTAAATCGACAAATCCATTATTATCAATCTCACTTTGTTCATATACTGATTTATACTTATATGGTGTGATATCTATTATAAAATTATCACCGATATTTTTTGTCATAAAAAGATTAACTTTAGTTGTATTAAAAATACTAAAATCTATATCATATATATAAAAAGGTAATAAAAACCCGTTCTTAAATATCCTAAAGTGACGTTTATCATTTATTAATTTAGAATTTATTGTAAAAGATTCAGTTCTATTTTCTTCAGTTATTATATCCCATGAAAACATCATATTTGTTTTCATTATATATAATGACATATTTTGTGATAATAAAATATCATCTTTTAATTTAATAAAAAAAATATTTGTCGATATAAATGAATTATTTATTATTTCAACATAATCATTATCACCATTTTTAACATATATAGAAAACAAATCTCTACTAATATATTCATTATTATCATTAGTTATAAATATATCATTGGCTGAAATTTCTAATGAATTAAGTAAAGGTATTTCCACTAAAATAAAATCATCTATTGAGTTTATGTCTATTTGTTTTATTAAAGAAAATTTATTTAATTTTTCTACTTCTATTAAAGAATTTTGACTAATAAGTGAAACTGGAATATAGAAATATTCAAATTTTTCTGTTTTATAAAACTTATCCTGTAAATATAATTTACCATCAATAAAAAATCTTAGATTATAATATTCTGAACTAAATTCATTTCTAAAGATAAATACATATCTTGGTTCAATAAATTCTTCTCTTAAAAGTTCATCAACGATTTCAGTATGATTATTTTCTCTGTATCTAGAGGACAAATCAATTTTTGAGACATCTAAATAATATCCATCATATTTCATAACTTGATTAATTAAATAATATTTAAATATATTATTATTCATTTTTATCCAATCTTCTAAGGTTTTTATTTTATATTCTATAGGACTATCTAATCCTGTTATTTTAAAATCATTTATACTATATATATATTCAAGAGGTTCATATGTTTTAATAATTTCAGGAATAGATAAATCATTGTATTTTTCCAAAATATTAGTTACATATTTATAATAAATCTCCAACTCATTTTCATATTTTTCATTTACAATGAAAGTATCATTTGAATAAAATATATAAAATGTTAAATTATCATCATTAATATTATTAATAACTTCATATATATTTGGATAATACATTTTCAATTGAATATCATGAGCAAAATATTTTTTACCATCAATATTTCTAAAAATCATTATATTTTCTATTGGAAGTGGCATATCTTGAATTGGGATCTGAAAGTATCTTTCAGTACCAATTATATCTATTTGATCTAATAAATGTCTAAATCCAAATACGTTAATATGAATTAACTTATTTTCAACATCATTAATTGTATTATCATAAAATTTTAAAAGACCTTCAGAATTTTCAGTATCAGTTATAACAGATGAGAATAATAAAGAATTATCATTAATAAAAGTAATATAATTAATTTCACTATCCAAATTATTAACTAAATTAAATCTATCTAACGATAATTGATTTGAATATTTTTGTAAAACATTAATATTTGTATTATATATTCCATATTCACAATTAGGCATAAATATAACACTTATATCAGCATTTAAACTCATTAATTGGTTAAAATAGTCATATGGTATACCTGTTAAGTTATTATCTGAAACTATATCAAAAATAATATATGTTGTATCTCCTTTACATAAAATATTAATAGTATCAAAAAATTTACCATCAATAAATACCATGAATGATTTAGTAAAAAGTTTTGAATTATTAGATACATCAAAAATTGATAATTCTTTATTAAAGTATTGAGACCTTTTATACATTAATTTATTTTTTTCATCAATAAAATCTTCTTTAATAAAAGCAACATATTTTTTAGGATAATAACTAAGTGTTTTATTAATATTATTTATTAATTTTAAATCATTCATCTTTAAATTAAATCTTTTATAACCGGTTAAATCTAATTGCATTTTATATAAATAATTAAAAGAATTTTGTTTTATTTCAATTAAAGTTTTTTCAATAGCTTGTAAATTTATAGTATTTTTATTATAAATTAATTGTAATGTATCCATCATCTATATATCACTCCTTTTAAAAACTCTTTATATAATAGTTTTTGATTGTATGATAAAAAAATATAATAGGTTGATAACAAAAAATCAACCTATTATATTTATTATTTTTTGAGATCAATTCCTCTAAGTATAAATGTTATTGTTCTTGCTAATTCTTCGGAAAAACCAATCTTACCACTACCTGTTCCAAAAATAAGACCGATTTCTTTAGCTCTATCAAGATTGTCAATAGACCAATGATTATCCGGAATATCTGAAAAATATTTACTCTTTTTAATTACTTCGGGTATTGGAATTTCATCACCATATTTAATATTAGTAATTCCGATGAAATTAAGACAAGCAGTAGCTATATATTTAGCTTCAAGTAATAATTCTGGTTTAGTATCAAATAATTTATAATCTTCAGGATTATCTATAAAACCATATTCGATAATAATTGCGGGCATTTTTGAATCCCGAATAACAGCATAATAATCATTTCCACTATTACCTTTTTTTGAATATACCCTACGAATATTTTGTCCAGTTCCTTTTGATACAATAGGAGCCATGAACTCAGCTAAATTTTTTCCAACTCCACCATGAATGGAATGGATTATTTCTAAGCCATTACCACCACCCGCATTATGATGTATTGAAACAAAATAATCAGCTCCCCATGAATTAGCCATTGGTGCTCTATTATTTAAATCAACAGAGACATCGGTAGTTCTAGAATATTTAACATTTTGACCATTTAATTGAAGTATCTTACCAATTTCAAGTCCGACTATTAAATTTATATCTTTTTCTTTAATATATGCATTTATTGCTCCAGAATCTATTCCACCATGTCCAACATCTAAGAACCAATCGTTTACCATATGCATAATACAAAACACCCCTTATCATAAGTTATTAATTAAGCTCCTCCACCGTCAATAATCATCTCTATATCATAAATAGGTTTATTATTTTCATCAACTCCAATTTGTGTTTTCCTTATATCTAATGCTTGAGTTAATGATATTACATTTGAACTATTATCAATAAGAACTTCATTAGAAGTATTAACTGGTAATACTGTTACATATGAACCATCATCTAATTTAACATTTTGAACTGATGGTATTTGAATTTCTTTACCTATCATAATTTATTAATTCCCTCCTTTATTAAATAAAAAATATTTAATATAATTAATTTAGTTTTATTAAGAAATTATTTGATATCCATAGAATAATTTACGAATATTCTTATTACTTGCCGAAACACTATATGCCACATATATATTTTCAGAACTGTCAACTGCAATAGAACGAGCATAATTACCATCAGTAAGTGACCATATTTCTACACCAGAACTATTTAATTTACAAACAATTTTATTACCCTCCATTTCACTATATCCCACATATATATTTCCAGAACTGTCAACTTGAATATGATTAACCTCTCCAATATCAGTAAGTGACCATATTTCTCCACCAGAACTATTTAATTTACGAACTTGTTTACCACTTGAATTTTCATAATATCCAACATATACATTCCCAGAACTGTCAATTGCAATAGACTGAGCATGATTAACATCAGTAAGTGACCATATTTCTCCACCAGAACTATTTAATTTACGAACAGACTTATCACTACCAGTTATATTTCCATCATATGCCACATATACATTCTCAGAACTGTCAATTGCAATAGAAGTAGCAAAACTACTATCAGTAAGTGACCATATTTCTTCACCAGAACTATTTAATTTACGAACAGTTTTATTACCCCCCATATCTTTATATGCCACATATACATTCCCAGAACTGTCAATTGCAATAGAACGAGCATAATTACCATCAGTAAGTGACCATATTTCTTCACCAGAACTATTTAATTTACGAACAGTTTTATTACCTATCACATCATAATATGCCACATATACATTACCAGAACTGTCAACTGCAATAGAAGTAGCATACTTACCATCAGTAAGTGACCATATTTCTTCACCAGAACTATTTAATTTACGAACAGTTTTATTACCTATCACATCATAATATCCAACATATACATTCCCAGAACTGTCAATTGCAATAGAACGAGCATAATTACCATCAGTAAGTGACCATATTTCTCTGATATTTTGTTGTAAATTACCCATATCTATAAATGCACCAATTTTATATTTATTAGTACCTATTATTAATCCACTATCATTAGTTGCAGTAGTCCCTATATATAAATCATCGGCGTTAGCTGTTCCACCACCTCCTTTACCCTGTACAATAAAAGTCTGATTTGTTAAATTATACCGTAAGGAATAAATAATATCTTGTTTTAACCCATCTGAAATTATATCATTACCTAAAGAATCTTTAATCGTTTTTGCACCTAAGTTATTTACATTTAGAGTAGAACTACCAGTACTATTGATATTTATTTTAACTGCTACAGCCATACCATCTACATAAGATATTGGGGCCGGATTAAGATTTATAGAATAATTATTATCTGAACCTGAAGTTACAGCATATGGGATTTGTTTAACATAATCTAATAAATGAACATTAAAATCACTTATTGCTAATTTATTAGCTAACGCATTAATCATTGTTGTACTAAAATTTGGATCATTTCCTAACGCAATAGCTATTTCATTCAATGTATCTAATACTTGGGGAGCTGAATTAACTAATGATGAAATTGCATTATTAACAGTATCTAACCTAGCAATGTCATCTATTGCATTAGGTGGTGATACTTTAGCTCTACCCAAACTATTCCTTAATATAATAGTATCGGGTGTCGCATCAGATGTTGAACCATGAGGAATATTATCATTAATATGATTTGATAAATCAGTAGAATTTTGTTTAACCGTTTCAGTAGTTCTACCGGAACCTGCTAGATTATTTATTAATAAAGTTAAAGATTCTATAACTTGTTCCAAATCTTCATCATTAATATACGGTAATAAATCCCAACTAGAAACACCGTTACCTAATTTAATTTTAAGTTTATCATTTCCTATCTCCTCTACACCAAATTCACCTTTATCCAATATAGGATTGACTGTTTCCCAATTTAAAGTAGAGTCTCTACGATGTAGAATACGTTTTTTGACTGACACTATTTATCAACCTCCAATTAAAGTTTTCTATAAATTTAAAAAATATTGATATAACTTAGTACCATTAGTTTGTACAATATCTTCTAATATATATTGATTATTTAAATAGGCTCCATTAATTACAGCCAATACATTATACATAAAATAAGGAAAAGATTCTAATGCTAGTAAAGCTGAACCGTCATACATATTAATAAACGCTTCGAGATAATTTCTAACAGATAAATCTTTAAAATTCATTCCTAATTCCGGTATAATAGATAATCCATTAATAAATGATGATAAATCAGTAAAATATTCATCTTTAAACATGTCATTAACTTCATTAAGAATGAATTTATTACCTTCAACACAATTTTTTAAACAATAATTGAAAATCATTTCAGAGTCCTGTCTATTTAATATATTAATCAAAAAGAATTTACTAGATAAGAAAATAACTTTATTAAATTTATTTCTATCTACATTTAAAGCATATTTTTTATTTAAAACTCTAGTAAACATATTTGCATATATTATAGAACCATATGTCATTACAGTACTAGATACATTAATAGTATTAGCATTTAAAAAACATAATTTAGCTATATAAGCTGATTCCATAATACAATATAATTTTTTAACATCTATATTAACATTTCTAGTTTCTTTATTCATACTTCCATATAAATCAACCAATATTATTGCAACTATTTCATCTTTAGAGTTTCTTGTTAAAAAGAACGGCATTGATGTTGGTAATTTAACATGAGGGGGGGAATACATTAAAACTAATCCACCTTTTTGAAAATCTTCAATCACCTTATATTTTAATGGGAACTTAAAATTTTTATTAATGATAATAAATGCTTCTTCTAAATTTCTTTGCTCAAGTATTAAACCTTCTTTAAAAATTTTACTAATATTATGTGATATGATATCACCTTTATTTAAATTTTTATAAATAAAGGTATCTTCTAACGATTTAAAAGCCAAAAAATCACATCCTTTTCGTTTATATTTATTAGTATGTTTTATAAATACATTTTTTCATAAATTATTTTTAAGTAAACTATTAGATAAAGAAAATTATTAGAAAGGATTGACTAAAATATGGGTAAATATAATAAAAATCATACTATTTATATAAATGATAAAAATATAGAAGTACCAAGTGTTACTACAATTTTACAATTATTGAATAAACCTAAGTTATTAAAATGGGTTAATTATCTAGGATTTAAAAGACAAAATTATGAATTAGTTTTACAAGATTATTCAAATATTGGTACTTTAGTTCATTACATTATTAATTGTATTTTATCTAATCAATTAATTGATAAAGACTTAATTAACAAAAAATATAGTAACTTATATCATGTGTTAAATTCTAATTTTTTACATATTAAAGCATTTAATATATGGAGAGAATTACATACAATAAAACCAATATATCTGGAAGAATCCTTAACATCAGAGAAATTTGGAGGAACTATAGATTTTTATGGTAAAATAGATAATAAATTAACAATACTTGATTTTAAAACTTCTAAAGATTTTTATTCAACAATGTTCTTACAATTAGCTGGTTATTGTATATTAATTGAAGAAAAAGGGTTAGAAGTTGATAATGTAGGAATTTTAATTATTAATAATTCTGGATATAAGGAAAGAATTTTTACAAGAGGTAAAATAAATAAATATATAGAAGTTTTTAAAAATTTATTAAGTTTATTCCATTTATGGTATGATCTAAATCATAATGATGAATGGGGGAATATACTTGAATAATAAATTATATGTTGGAATTTCTATAGGTGATATACATTTTGGTTCATCTATTAAATCAAAAGATTTATATTATGAATTACAAGAAGGGTTTTTAGATTATATTGAAAAATTAAAAGTAATAGACTTTATAATTATAGTGGGGGATTTTTTTAATACAAAGATTTCAATGAATTCAGATCATGCTAAATATGCTTTACAATTTATTTTTAGGTTATTAGAAATTTCATATAAAAAAAATATTAAAGTTAGATTAATAAAAGGAACTGAGTCTCATGATAATAAACAATTAGAGACTTTAGAAATATATACTAAAAATAGTAAATATGATTTTAAAATCATATATAGTGTTGAAAGTGAATTATTATTTGATGATTTAAAAGTTTTATATATACCAGAGGAATATATAGAAAATAAAGAGGAATATTATAAAGAATATTTTAGTTCTAGATATGATATGATATTTGGTCATGGTTTATTTGGTGAAGTAGTATTTGTTGCCAATAAACAAGAAAGTGAAATGACTATGAGTAAAGCCCCTATATTTAATTCAGATGTTTTATTAAATATAACTGATGGATTAATAATATTTGGTCATATACATGAATCACAAATAATAAAAGACTGTATATATTATACTGGTTCTTTTTCAAGATGGTGTTATGGGGAAGAAAATGATAAGGGTTTTTATCTATTCTCTTATTCATCTGATACTAAAAATTATAATACAGAATTTATAGTCAATAAACTAGCTAAAAGATATGATACTATTACTATAGATTATAATAATAAATCTTTTTTTAATAATAATGAAAAAGATCAAATAGATTATTTAATAGATTTGGTCAATAATTTTTTAATAGATTATATTAGGTTAATAATTAATATACCAGAAGATTTTCCTAATACTTTATTATTCACTAATATGGTAAATGAAGTATTTAATAAGTATACAAATGTAAAAGTTATTATTAATAATAATAATAAATTAAGACAAAAAAAAGAAACAGAAGAAAAAATAAATTTATTATTAGAGAAATATGGGTTTATTTTTAATAAGAATATTTGTCCAGAGGAAAAAATATCTAAATTTATAAAAATAAAATATAATAAGGACATTACAGTAGATAAAATTAGATATTACTTATATCAACAGATACAGAGGAGGACTTCCTTTGGTAAGTAAAAGAAAATTATTTAAGGTGGTTGAGAATGAAGTAAAGAAAATAAGCCTAAAATTTGATATTAGTATGTTAAATATGTTAATAGGTTTTATATTTAAGAATTCTTCACAAGTATCAAGAAAATCTTTAACTAATTTAAAGAATTTATTTGAGATTATAGATGAAAGAATTTATGAAGGAAATGAAAAAATAGAATCAAGAACGTACTTTATTAAAAGAGCTTTAGAAGCTCGTTTAGATAGAGGATTTGAGAATGAAGATGCAATAGTTAATTATTGTAGAACTGATACTTTCAATAAAGAAATAGAAGAAATAATAAAATCTCTAATCATATATAAGAAGATAAATTATGAAGAAATTAAATATATTAATAAAGCTATTGTAGATAGACTTAAATATGCTTATTTATTTAATTATAAAGATAGACTATACGAAAGTATTGAACGTCTTGACAGTGGGGAGTATAATAGCTTTCAAGAAGTTAATGATGAATTAACTGAAATTTGTAGTAAAATATTAAATCACACAAGGAAAGTTTCAACTGTTGATAATACACAAACTTTTAGTTTGGAAGAAGATGTATTTAAAGATGTTGTTACTGATATAGTCAATGAGTTAAAAGACCCTGCTCGTATATTAAGAACTGGTATACAAAAATTAAATCATATATTATCTCCTGGATATATGAGTAAATGTCTTTATACATATTTAGGTTTACCTGGGGGTTTTAAATCAGGTATTCTTTTAAAAACAGCAGTTGATATAAAGAAATATAATAAAGGTATAAAAGTTAAAAAACCTGGTAAGAAACCTTGTGTATTATTAGTAACAGCTGAAAATACAGTCCAGGAGAGTGTTGAAAGACTATTTAATATGACAGTAACTTCAGATGATATTAGAAGTTTTACTGCTAAACAGGTAATAAAGAAATTAAAAGAAGATGGAGAATTAATTTTATCTGATGATAATGATATTGACATTATCATTAAATATTATCCTAATAGAGAAATATCAACTGCTGATTTATATACAATAATAGATGAATTATCTGATGATGGTAAAGAAGTAATAGCTTTAATTTTAGATTATATTAAAAGAATTAGACCATATGAAAAAGCTAAAGATGAAAAAGAAGAGTTAAAAAATGTAACTAATGAATTAAAGAATTTAGCTGTTGATAAAGATATACCTGTTATTACAGCCCATCAATTTATAGGTGGCATTATAAAGTGATTTATAATGAAAAACTTTTTTAACTGTCGGGGAAGCTCTTAGAGCTTTTTATTATACAATAAAAAGATTGAGTAATCCGCAGCCAAGTCTCTAATAAACTATTAGAGAAAGGTTCAACGACTATCCCATAGGTGTTGAAATACACAATAGGAGTAGGGCTCAAGTGAGTGGGTGAGAATCCCTTAAATCGAAAAGGAAAGTATCTCTTTAAATAAGAGATAATGATATAGTCTTTTATCCTAAGGAAACTTAGGGAAGTTCATAAGAGAACTGTGCTATTTAACGAATAGTATGAAAATAAAGCAATTAAATAGAACTGGCGCAATAGCCGTAAATTATATGCGGCATATGGTAGAAATATCATATGAAAATTTCTCTAATTGCGGGAAATCTCTTATAGTCTAAGCTACCAAACTAGAATAGAAATATTTTAGTGGCTAAGAATAATGTCTTAGGTATGGTAATAATGTTTAGGATTGAGTGATCCGCAGCCAAGGTTATTAAATATCGTATAAAAATATTTAAACTCAAAATAAAATCGTATAAAATAAAGGGGTGAAAAAATAAAAATGAATAAATTACTTATACAAATAATTATTAATGAAGAATGGAAACAGATGCCTCTTTTCCCAGATTATCTTTTAAGTAATTATGGTAGAGTTTATTCTAAAACATCAAATAAGATTTTAAAACCTCAAAAGAGACCAAATGGTTATTTAAAAGTTTCTTTATATAGAAATAAAGCTACTTTTATAAATCAATCAATTCATAAATTAGTAGCCAAACATTTTTTAGATTTTCCTAATTCTAAATATAAAATATTTGTTAATCATAAAGATGGTTTTAAAAATAATAATTATTATCAAAATCTTGAATGGGTAACTCCTTCAGAAAATAATGTACATGCTATAAAAATTGGATTATGGAATCCTAGAGGGATTAATAGTGTATTAAATGTTTATAATGAAGAAACAGTTCATCAGATATGTTTATTACACAAACAAGGTTTAAGTCAGGGTAAAATATATGATAGAATAAAACATAATGATGATATACGAAATAAACCAAAAACTATAGATTTAATTAAAAAAATAAGAAATAAAAAATCATGGAGACATATAAGTAATTTATACGATATTTAATAACAAGGTTCAACGACTATCCCTTTGGCTTTGAAATAAGCATTAGGAGTAGGGCTCAAGTGAGTGGGTGAGAATCCCTTAAATCGAAACGGGAAATATCTCTTATACCGAGAGATAATGATATAGTCTGGTATCCTAGTGAAAACTAGGGAAGTTCTTAAGAGAACTGCATAGATTAACGACCTATGTGAACCAACGAGATAGTGCACTAATGGCTAATAAAGAAGATTTAGCAAGATTCATGGGTAGAGGTAATGTAGGCTCAGCTTTTGAAGTTATTGAAAATAGTGACGTTGTTATTATCATTAACATAGAAAAGAAAAAGAATACTAATAATTATTATTTAACATTTAAAAGAGTTAAAATAAGATATAGGGATACTTACGAATTAAGTTATTTTAACCATCCATTTGAAGTTGGTAATAGAATTAGACTTATTGATGATATCTATTTAGAACATTCATTATCTGAAGAAAGTTTATCAACAGATTTTGAAGGTGTTGATTTAAATATAGATAAAAAAGGTAAAAGAAATGCAGTAGAAAGAAAAGTAATTAAAGAAGATAAAGAAGAAGATTTATTTGATTTTTCATCAGCATTAAATAAAAAAAAATAATAGTGAGATAATCCTCACTATTATTTTTTTATTTTACTCTATAACCACCAAATTCTTTTACTACTTTATCCATTAATTCTAATTCAACTATATCATTTTTTTTCGTATCTTTCTTGTGATGGATAAATTTATTATTACTTTTAGGTGCTGGGGGATAACAGTACAGAATTTTCTCACCTTCAGCCTTATCCAATGATATTTCATATGCTGACATAAAATTTTTATTTTTATACCTTTTACTTAAAAATTCACTATCATTTGTTGCTAAAATAGAACAGCCTACTAAATCAGCTTGAATTAATATACTGGTTATAAAATTAATTCTGTATATATACATAGTATAATCTGGTTTATGATAAATACTTTTAAATACATAAAATCCTTCTGCTACTGGAACTAGAGCATGTTCTTCCTGTGCATGTAGATCATTTTTTAAGAATATTGCACCAGTTTTCTTAAATTTCTCATCAGTTATTATTAACGAATGACCTATTCTATCATTATAACAAGCTCCCAATTCCCATAAACATGAAAGACCACTTTTACTCATAATCGTTTCAAAAAATATTTTTTCCTCATTTTCAAATGTTAAATTTATAGTTTTTTTCAACAAATATATCTACCTTCTTTCTTTTAGTTATTCTATTTAAATAATATATACTTAAAATTACCTAATATACTAATGGATTAATAATTAGATAAAAATTCTTCAGCTTCATCAACGGTAAGAACAAAACCGAAATAAGCAATTCTTTTTACAGTAGTTTCTATTATTTTACCGCTTCTAGTTTCAATACACCATGTATGTTGTCTCCACATTCCATCTTTTGATAAGGCATATCCAGTACATATTACAATTTTATCTTTATTAACTTCCCATAAATATGCACAATTCGAATGGCAACGGGATGGTTCTCCTTTAATTAAAGAACAGTTATCACCATACCAAAATTCACCCCTATTTATTATATTTTGCAAGTCTTCTTCTATAAATGACATACATGCTTCTTCACCACCAAATTCTAGTAATTTATCACGCAACTGCAATATTTTGATTATTTCATCTATTCTATTAGAAAATCTATCTTCTAATTTTCCAGCGAAACCACTAAACCAAAACTGATTACTTTTTTTAAGGTTTTCTTTCCATTCATTATCAATTTTATTCCAAGTTAATGGAATTGGCATATCTTTTGCTGATTTAATAGGATTATCTTTTAAATATAAATTAATTTGTTTATTTTTCATTTTTATTCCCCTTTAATTTTTTATTTATATGAATAATATATAAATAAAAAATTAAATACTATTATTACTTCTATTCTCTTTTATATTTTTTTCTTCAAGAATTAATATTTCATTTAATGCAGATAATATTTCTGTTGTAAATAATTTTATTTTTTTTAATGAAAATTCATTAATACTTAATACATTATTTATTCTTAAAATAGCTGACCATAGTTCAGTAGTTCCATATAAATCAACACTTAAACTTTTTGGCTTAAATCTATATTTCTCGTATTCAACATCATTAAATTCAATAGTTCTAATATACTTTTCTAAAAAGTATTTATATTTTTGAATTAAGGAACTATAATTAAAAATTATAATATTATTAGAGTTGTCTAAAAAAGAAGCTTTAAAATGTAGTTTATCATGAGATATATCTAAAGATTTACCGTATAATATAAGATCCTCTAATGTATTACATTCATATATACTATTAATCATTAATAATCACCTCTTATATTAGTTTTATATGTTCCGGTACTTGTATAAACACCTATAATATTACTTGATAATACACTATAAGGAACATCATGATCTGGTGGTATTGTAGCTATAATACCCCAATCATTTATTTGAGTTACTGTTCCTGTTAGTATAGAAAAACCGGCATTGGGACCACTATTACCAATTGCAAATTTAACAGTATCACCGGATTTTATCCTATCTATTATTTCATGCGATGGATTTCTAATAAAAATTTGATTATTACCATCAACCTGTTCTAAATTTAACTCATCATCAGTAATACCCATATTTCTTAGATTACCATTAACTATCTTACAAATAAATCTGGTTTTTTTTTGTATTTTAGAAGGATGAAATCTAAAATTAGTATTTCTAAATCTTTCTAAAGAAATATAATTTTGTGTAATTATCGCATTATTTGCAATAGGTTTACATGAAGTATCATTTATAAAAATATTATTATCAAAGACATTATTACTAGTTTTAGGTGTTTCGTCTATTGAAAACATTGGCATAAATTTAGGTATATTAACTTTAAAAGATTTATTATATTGATCTGATTCTTCTAATAAAAAACAATATTCATCTGATCTAACTCCGAGATTTTCTAAACTATTAATCATATATCTTTACCTCCAATCTATTATATTAAGTTTTATATAATTGTAATTGATTTTAAATATTTATCACACAATCATATAAATGAATATAAAAATACCTTCCTATATATTTTACGGAAGAGGTGATATGTTAAATAAATGGTTGATATATTAAATACCCAACAGGCTAATGCCTCAAATGAAATTGTTTTATGGAGAAAGAGACAAAATAAACAAGTAATCGAAATATCAGGACCTGCTGGTTCAGGAAAAACATTTATTGTACGTTTTTTAATAAATAAATTAAGAATACCTATGGAAAATGTTTTATTTATGGCATATATTGGTAAAGCGACAATGGCTTTAATGCGTCAAGGTATTAATGCACATACTATACATAGTGTTATTTATGATTTAATTGATGTACCTATACTGGATGAAAATAATAATTTTATAAGAAGAAATGGACGTATACTTACAACACCAACATTTGTTAAAAAAGCTAAATTACCTGATAATATTGAACTTTTAGTTATTGATGAGGGTTCAACTGTCGATGGAAAAATCGGAGCTGATATTCTAAGTTTCAATCTACCTGTTTTAGTATTAGGTGATTTAAATCAATTACCACCAATTTTTGGTAAACCATTTTTCTTAAATAATCCGGATATTATATTAACTGAAATAATAAGACAAAAAAAAGATGACCCTATTATATATCTAAGCCAGCAAGCAATAAAACATAAGTTATTAAGGGTTGGTAAATATGGTGATAAATGTCATGTTATTAATAAAGAGGATATTAAAGATAACATGTTAGTTGATAATGATATAGTTATTTGCGGTAAGAATAGAACTAGAGATAATATAAATAGATATGTGAGAGAAAGTATTAATAAAATAAATAAACCTTTTCCAATTATCGGAGATAAGATTATTTGTAGACAAAATAATTGGTCATTATCTGTTTTAGATAATATATCACTTGTTAATGGTTTAGTTGGTTACGTTAAAGATATACATCTAGACACATATACTAAAAAATCAGTATGTATTGATTTCAGACCTGAATTTTTAATAGAAGAATTTTTTAGAAGAATTCCAATGGACCATAATTATTTATTTAAAAGTTATGAAGAGAGAAAACAAAGTAAACGAAGTTATATTAATAAATTTGAATTTGCTCATGCTATAACGGCTCATTTATCACAAGGTTCTCAATATAACAATGTTTTAGTATATGATGAAAAAATGGGTAATAAAGAATATTATTTTAAATGGTTATATACTGCTATAACTAGGGCTACTACTGGATTGATTATAGCTATTTAATGAAGGGGGTATTAAAATTTCTCTTAAGGATATGGAAAAATTATTAGCACCTGTTTTAAATAATAAGCCAATAAAATATGAGTCAATTGAACAAAAAGTTAAAAGATTTAAAGAATATTTTTCTTTATCTCATGGTAAAGGAAAAAAGAAAAAAAATAGGAGGGATAAATAAATGAGACTTGGAGATGCAAGAAATATCATTAATCATGGTGGTGGAGATAATAGATTATTAGCTATTATATTTGATAATATTGCAAAGAGATGGTTTAAGACAGGTGAATTTGTTTTTGATCAAGTATTTCTCACTTTAGGTGATGATACTGAGGTTGTTAGAATGGAAGAAGAGGATACTAAAGGTAATAAATACTTTGTATACAAACATGTTGAAAATATACAGGCTATATTAATGGTTCCTGAACCAGAAGATAATGAAAGAATTGAAAAAAGATTTATTATGTCTTAATGTATTTAATAAAGTATAAGATATTTATCTTATACTTTATTATTATCTTGTGTAAAAAATTATTACTAAGTCAACACTAATGTAAATTTAAAATTGATTAATTTTTTAAGTATATATTATTAAGCAAGATGTAATAAAATAATTTAAAAAATAATAGGAGGTTAAATTAATGGCTAAGGACAGAGATAGAAAAAGAATTATTGGTAAGTTGGAAAGACTGGAAGGTATGGAAAGAGATTTCCATAAAGAAAAGAAAAAAATAGCAATTCATTGTTGTCACCAAAATGAAAAAGGTAAATTAAAAATTTACCCATATGAAAAAGGTAAAACTGGTGATTATCAATGCAAATATTGTAAAACCATTTTTAATATGAATCATATTAGTAAAGAAGAACTCAAAGATGCATTAAGTACTTTACACAATGCAATTCAGCAAATAAGAAGTTTTGCTGATTGTGATAAGGATGAGAAAATCATCATGTTGCTAGGTGAGCTGGATTTCAATTTGCATGAAACTAAAGAATTATATGAAAGATATGCTGACATATATGGTAAGAGAAATAAAAAGAAAAAAGATAGAGATGATATTGGTTCTTATGGTGTTGGTTCTATTTCTTTTATCGGTGGTAAAAAGAAATAATTTCATATGAAAAATAGACGAGATAAATAATATCTCGTCTATTTTTTTAAAAAATTTAATTAACCATGTTAGGCTCTAGGGTCGAGTATGGTTAATTAAATCTTATTTTATATTATTTTATTTTTTATATTAAACATATATAAAGTACTAAATAAATCATTTTTTATTATTAAAAGAACATTTACATAGAATAAATAAGGAGTTGATTTAAATGTCTAAATTTATTGATGATATTATTGATCATAAAGAGAGTGATATTGACAAAGTACAATGTAAACCGAATGTGTATATAGGATATCTGGGTCAAAAAGGTTCATTACATTTAACCAAAGAAATTATTAATAATTCTATAGATGAATGTATTAATGTTAATTCTCCAGGAAATGAAATTAATATTTATTTAGATGAAACTGAAAATACAATTAAGATTTTAGATAATGGTAGGGGAATTTCATTTGATAAGTTAGAATTAGTATGTACCACATTACAATCTGGTAGTAAATTTACTAGAGAACAATCCAAACAAAGTGCTGGAGAAAATGGCATTGGTATGTGTACTATTACTGCATTATCTGATATAATTGAAATAAGTTCAACTAGATATGGTGAAAAACTTACAATAAAATTTATTAATGGTAAGAAAATAGATGAAAAAATAACAAAGGTGAATAATAAAGATAAACATGGTCTATGTATTATTTTTAAACCATCACCATTTTATATGGGGGATGAATGTAATATAATAACTGAAGATTTATTAAATTGGGTTGAAAAAATAATTTATTTAGTTACACCTGATATTAAAATTAATGTCAGTGTTACAAGAAAAGGTAAAGAATCTACCATACAAAAGAAATATAGAAATAAAAATGGTTTATATGATTATATGAAAAAATTATGTAAAGAACCTTTAATAGATCCAATTCATTTCTTCCAATCATTAAAAATAAAAGAATTTGATAAAGGATATGAATACGATAGATTTATTGGGCTAGAAGTTGCATTTACATTCGATTCTAACAATACTAATAATGAAATGTTAGTTGACTCTTTTTGTAACTTTGTTAATACAATTGAAAACGGTGTTCATGTTGATGCTGTTAAACAGGGCATTATACAATATTTAGGTAAACAGACTAGAGAAAGTTTAAGTCAGAGAGATTTAAAAAATATTGATATTGTATATAATGATATTACATCTAATTTAGTTCTTACTTTATTTTTAAGTACTGATATGAGGTTAGAATTTAGTGGACAAGTAAAAGAAAAGGTAACTAATAATAGTTTCTTTAAACCATTAAAAGATATGACATATAAGGCATTGATGGAATATTTTAAAACTCATTCAAAAGAATTAAAGAAAATTACTGACTATATTAAACTTATAGCTAAAGCTAGAACACAGGCTAATAAAATTCGTAATGCAGTTATTAAAGGTGATACTCAAGCATTTGCTGAACATGCTTTAAAAAATTTTGTTAAAGCTAATAATAAAGGTGATTCTTATAGAGAACTATTTATTATTGAAGGAGATTCGGCTTTAGGTACAGCTAGACAAGGTAGAAATACTACAACACAGGCTTTATTTTCAATATTTGGTGTACCTTTAAATAGTTTTAATTTAGAGTTGGATAAAGCGTTATCAAATACTGAACTAAAAGAATTAGTTAAAAGATTAAAATGTGGTATTGGTAATGGATTTGATATTAAAAAATTACATTATAAAAAAATAATTATAATGGCTGATTCAGATGTTGATGGATATAGAATTGTTTCTTTAGTATGTACTTTCTTTTTAATGCATTTACCTGAAATAATTAAACAAGGTTTATTATATAAAGCAGTTTCACCACTTTATGAGATACATGATAAACAAAAACCTTTTATATTAGATAAAAAAGAATATATCGAGGTATTTGAACGTAGAATTAGAGATAAGATTAGAATTAAAGATAATAAAGAAGTATTAACTAATGAACAAATGAAAGAATTTTTGTTAAAGAATAGAATGTATTTAGATGAAATATATAGAGTAGCTAATCATTTTAACATACATCCTATTTTAATGGAATTTATTATTATTCATAGTGATGATAAAAACTTTATAAATGATTTACAATTTAAATTCCCAGAAATGTCTGTTGAGGATAATGTTATATCTGGGATTATTGAAGGTAAGTTTCAAATAGTTATAATAGATGATTTATTTAGAAAGAGGATAAATAGTTTAAAAGTATTTATTGATAAAGTTAATAATAAAAAAATGTACTATGATGTTAGTGTTGAGAATGATTATAGTAGTGTTATGTCTTTAGCAGAATTCTTCATATTATGTCAGAAATATAAACCTAAAATAAAAACTAGGTTTAAAGGACTAGGGGAATTAAAATCTAAAGATTTATGGGATACAACAATGGACCCAAATAAGAGAATTTTAATAAAATTGACAATGAAAGATGTTGAAAAAGAAGTTGAAAAATTTAGAATTATTCATGGTGATGGAACAGATGCTATTAGTGAAAGAAAACAATTAATGAAAAACTTTAAAATCGATAGGGAAGATTTAGATAATTAAAAGGAGATGTCATTATGTCATTTTATGAAGAATGTATTAATGTTGTAAAAAATGAATTTCGTTTTAAAAACGGTAAAGTTAAAATACAATTAGTGAAAAAAGACCAGGATATGAATGATAGTTATTATAATAAAGATCCTTATAATCAACAACCTGCTTTTGTTTTATATAGTTCAAAAGATAATAAACAAACAAAAAAATTTATTGCTGAGATACATATTAAAGAAGACACTATATATTTCCTTGAAAAAAATCCTAATATTTATGAAACGGTTAAATGTCGATTTATTGAATTCTTAAAATATAATGGGTTTGGATTTAATAAAGAAACTCATTTTCTTATTTGTCTATTGCATGAATATGGACATATTGATCAATTGAATAAAATTTACCGTTATAATAAAACTTTAAGTAATAAAATTGCTTTAGATAGACAAAACATACAATCAATTGATCTATTATTTAATTTTGATGAGATGGAAGATGCTGAAGCTAATGAATTAATTAGATTATTTGATTCTAGTGAACTATATGCCGATAATTTCACTTTTAAATATTTTAATTATATATGGCACAAGTTATCAAAAATAAAAATTGGTTATTTTTAAAAAATGTATAAGGAAAAGGGTTTTATTTAACCCTTATTTTTTTATTTATATATTATTAATCTATAATAAAATATAGGGAGATGGAGATTTATGTTTGATAAAAATGTTAAAATAGAAAATATCGGTGATATCTGTACTCATTATATGCAAATTTATGGGGCTAATACAAATCTTATGAGACATATCCCATTTGCTGAGGACGGACTAAAAATAGGAGAAAGAAGAATATTATATACATTATATGAATTAGGATGCTCATATAATGATAGATTCAAAAAAGTGTCAACACTTGTAGGCCAGGTTTTAGCTTATCATCCTCATGGTGATAAACCTGTTTATGATACATTAGTAAAATTAGCTCAACCATGGCATAATATACAATGTTTTATTGAAGGTAGTGGGAACTTTGGTAATCCTATTGGTGATTCAGCTGCAGCTTCTCGTTATATCGAAGCTCGTTTAAGTTTTTATTCTTATAAATGTTTCTTTGAAGAATTTAATAAAAACATTGTTGATATGAAACCTAATTATAGTGGTGATTTATTAGAACCAGAATATTTACCGGCTAAGTATCCCAGTGTATTAATCAATGATAGTTTTGGTATAGGGTATGGTATAAGTTGTTCATTACCAACGTATAATTTCAAAGAAGTATGTGAATTAACTTTAAAATTAATAGATGACCCTGATTATGAAGATATAACTTTAATACCAGACTCACCAACAGGTGCTCTTATAATTGATGAAAATAATTTTAAAGAGTTATCTGAAACTGGTAAAGGTAAATTTAAAATGAGGGCTAGTTTTGATTTAGACGAGCATAATAATATTATTACAATTACTTCATCGCCATTAAGAGTTCATTTGAAAGATGTATTAAAAGATCAAATAATTCCTTTGTTCCGTGAAGGTAAATTACCTGGTTTAAAAGATATTGAAGATGATTATTCTGAAAGAAATGGTATTAAACTAAAATTATTCTTTAAAAAAGAAGTTGATCCGATTTCTATTATTCACACTTTATATAAAAAAACTGATCTTGAAAAAACATATCCAGTCAATTTTAAATTGATTGATGATTATGAAGATAGAGATTTTAATATTAGAATGTTATTATTATCTTGGATTAATTTTAGAAGAGATACTAAAAGAAGAATATATAATCATAAGATAACCAAAGTAAGAGAAAGACAGCATATATTGAAAATATTATTATTTATCTTAAATGAAGAGAATGGGGAAAAGACTTTAAGAATTATTAAAAAATCTGAAAATAAAGCTGAGATTATTAATAAATTAATGTCAGCTTTTGGTATAACTTCTTTACAGGCTGAAAATATATCAGAAATGAAAATGAATGCTTTTTCTAAAGAATCTTATAAGAAATATAAGAAAGAAATGACAGATATTAATGAGAAAATTGAAAAGTATGAAAAGATTGTTAAATCAGTAAAAAAAATTGATAAAATAATCAAAAGTGAATTAGAAGAAGGGATAAAATTATTTGGTGAGGAGAGAAAAAGTAGGATTATTTCTATTGAAGGTGAAACTAAAATACAAAATACTAATCATTTAATAGTATTTACCTTCAATGGTTATGTAAAAAAATTATCCGATAATTCTACTTCTATAGGTAATATATCTCAAGGAGATTATCCTATTGAAATAATAGAAAGTCGAAATACAACGGATTTATTAATTTTTGATGATAGTGGAAAAGTTTCAAGATTACCTGTTCACATATTAGAAAATAGTATTATTAATAGTAATGGGGAGAAATTAAATAAATATTGTAATATAAATGGAAATATTAATACAATATTCCCTAAACCTACAACTGACTCATTATCTAATATTAAAACACCAATATATTTCTTAATGATTACAAAGAATGGTATTATTAAAAAAACACCAATTAAATATTATATGAATATTAAAAGTGAATTAGTTGGATTAATTATTAAAGAAAATGATATGTTGAAATCAGTTAAATTATTAGCTGGTGACAAAGATGTTGTTATTTATACAAATAAAGGATTTGGTGTTAGAATACCTTCATCTGATATTAAAGAAACTTCTAGAATGTCCATTGGTATTAAAGCCATTGAATTAACTGAAGATGAAGAAGTTATTGGAATGGATATTGTAAATGATAAAGATAAATATTTATTCGTATTAACTAATAAAGGTAACGGTAAGAAATGTACCTTAAATGAATTTAAAACTATGGAAAGGAATAGTAAACCGTTAAGAATTATTTCATTAAATAACGAAAGACTTGATATTTATGATGAAAATATTGTAATGATTAAAACTGTTAGAGGTAATGAAGTATTTAAAGCTTATTTAAAGAATACTGTTGAGGAGATTAAAATAAAGGATGTTATTGAATTACCTAGATTGAGTAAAGGGAGAAAATTAATTTCAGTACGTAAAGGTGAAGTAATAATTGACATAAGATAAAAAAATATTCATATGATATATTTATATCATATGAATATTTTATTTTTTTATACTTCTTGAACTTGTACTTTGGTTAATTTAGTATCAGTTGGTTCAACAGCAGATGTTAGTACAATTCTACCGTTTAAATATCGAGGGAATTTTTGGAACGGACCGTAAATAAATTTCTTATTAGCACCTACAGTAAATGAAACAGCCGTACCAGTAGTATCATACAATTGTCGCCACTCATTTTCTGTAAACTCAACCTCTAAAGTAGCAGTTAATTCTGATGCTGTATCGCTATTGTCAATACTTATCATAATACTATCCTTTAATGTTACTGGTATTTCAACTGAATCAAATAATTTTATACCATCCCAAGTAATTGTAACCTCTGGTAGTAACTCAGTATTATTACCATATGGTTGATTAATCAGTATACCTTCCCTATCATGTTTTTGAGGTAGTAATAGACCAGAAGGTAACATTGCATATGGTACTTGCATTATAGCAGTATTACCATTTGCATCTTTATATAATAATTTCTTAGGTAAATTTTTATTTAACAAATTTATCATCTCCTCCTGTAGACCATTTATTAATTATTCAGTTATTTCAATACCATAAATAGTTACAGTTAAAGCATTTTCAGTTCCTTGTAGCCCACTGATAAAATCTCCTACTTGCATAGGTAAATTGTATTTAATACTTGCAGATTGATTACCATCTAATTCTTCAGTGTTCATTATACGATTTGTAGTGTCAGCTACTTCCTCATTAGGTACCACTGATAGTGTTAAAGTAGCCGTTGAAGCGGTATTATTACATACAACAATTCCAGTTATAATAGTTGTAGTATCAGCTGGAACAGTGTAAACACTTTCTTCTATTGTACCTATTAAATTTCTGTATAAAACTTTAGGTGTAGTCGCCATTATAATTCAACCCCCATTATTTGTCTTATTTTATATTCATTAAAAGAAGTTTTCTGTGTAGAAATATCAGTAACATTTTTTATTGCAGCATCAATGGATATATTTGTTTCTATTACATTTTGTACACTTTGACTTATTTTTTTAAAACTATTTTGAAAATCTAAATTAGTACCAGACCACATTACATTTAATTCACTAAACTTATCAACACCATTTCCTATTCGAAGTTTAACATTATTACCATCAACCTGTATTCCAATAGTGGAAGTGGGTAAAACAGGATCGACATTTTCCCAATTAACCACAATGTCAGTTTGATTTATAACTAAATAACTCATTAAATATATCACATCCTTTTTTAATAGATTATAATATTTTATTTAAATATTTGTTTTATTAAATTAGATAAATAGTATTTTTTTTCATTATTATCATATAAATTATATGATAATAATGAAAAAATATTTTTAATATGTTAAAATTTCTTCACCTGAAATAGTTAAAGTTATTGAATCAGCAGTTCCTTGTAACCCACTGATAAAATCTCCAACCTTCATTGGGATTTCAACTTCAAATGTTTCAGATTTATTAGCTGCTATTTCTTCAGCAACTTTTATACGGTTAGTAACTCCGGCGACATTACCAGCAGGAACTACAGATAATGATATTGTAGCAGCCAATGCTGATGTATTCGTAATAATAATTTCTTTTAATACCATTGTATTTCCTTCTGGAACAGTATATAACGTTGTTTCTAAGATACCAGGTTGACCTTGATACATACCTTTTGGTTTAGTTATCATTTAATTCTCCTCCTTTTAGATAAGTATTTTTTATTTAATTGTTTATTTAAAAAATGTTTAAGTAAAAAGAATTTACTTATTTAGTAATAAAATTAATTTTTTACAGTTAATTAAACAATTAGTTAATAATTGAATTATTTGGAGGTGTTTAAAAAATATGTGTGATTTAAGTAAACTCATTGAGTTTTCTAATCTTTATAATGGATTAAAAAATAAAAATAGAAAACTTAGTGATATTAGAATTATTATATGTGATAATATGAATATTACTAATAAAACTGTGTATTATAGAACACTTCGAGAATGTCGTGAAAAAAAATTTATTCTTGATTCATATCATGAAAATATGAGAAAATTTTTAAATACTTTATCATGTAAGAAACATCCTGAACATAATGGACAAATATCTCATGAATTATTATTAAAATGGATAGATGAGTTTTTAATTAATTATGAAGATTATTTAAAAAAAGATGAAAATAATATATCTAATAAAAATAATTCTGTACAAAAAATAATTTATATTTCTATAGAACAATTAAAAGAATTACTTCAAGATTTTTTTCATTAAATTAATATGGGTAATTTATCCATATAATAGTAAAAGAGGGAAAATTAAATAATTATGGAAAATTTATTATGGGTTTTATTTGCACATTATCTTGCAGATTATCCTTTACAAGGTCCATTTCTTGCAGAAACTAAAGGTAAATATTTTTCTAGTCTTTTAGCACATAGTATAATATATGCTTTAACAATTTCTTTATGTTTTAAAATTTTAGGTGTTTATACAGTATGGAAAGTTTTAGTTTTATTTATTACTCATATGATTATAGATTATGATAAAGCTAGAAATGGACATAAGAATCCAAGAGTTTATTTATTCATTGATCAAACTTTACATGTACTAATTAATTTTATTCTATATATAAACTAAATTATTTAAATTTATAGATAAGGTGAGAGAGAATTACCTTATCTATAAATTTTTATTTATTATAGTTTAAAGTATAAATATTTTATATATTTTCAACATTGATATAAAATACTTATAAAGAAAGGTTGATTATTATGTTAAGTAACTTAATGTTAATGAGTAGTTTTAATAATAATAATAATAATAGTATATTAACTAAATTAGATGAATCTAATATATTACCCACAGGTATTAGTTATGGTTGTTATTTCTCACCAGATAATAATTATTTAGCTGTAGCACATAGTTCTTCACCTTATATAACTATATATAAAAGGGAAGGTGATACCTTTACTAAATTACCTAATCCTAGTATATTACCTACAGGTACTGGTTATGGATGTTCTTTCTCACCAGATAATAATTATTTAGCTGTAGCACATGATACATCACCTTATATAACTATATATAAAAGAAGTGGAGATACATTTACTAAATTAGATAATCCTGGTACATTACCTACAGGTAATGGTTATGGGTGTTATTTCTCACCAGATGGTAATTATTTAGCTGTATCACATAATACATCACCTTATATAACTATATATAAAAGAAGTGGTGATACATTTACTAAATTACCTGATCCTAGTATATTACCTACAAATTATAGTACAGGTTGTTCTTTTTCATTAGATAATAATTATTTAGCTGTATCACATAATACATCACCTTATATTACTATATATAAAAGAAGTGGAGATACATTTACTAAATTATCTAATCCTAGTATATTACCTACAGGTGGTGCTTATGGTTGTTCTTTCTCACCAGATAATAATTATTTAGTTGTAGCACATTACACAACACCTAATATAACTATATATAAAAGAAGTGGAGATACATTTACTAAATTAGATAATCCAAGTATATTACCTACAAGTACTGGTAGAGGTTGTTATTTCTCACCAGATGGTAATTATTTAGCTGTAGCACATTACACAACACCTTATATAATTATATATAAAAGAAATGGTGATACCTTTACTAAATTATCTAATCCAAGTATATTACCTACAGGTAATGGTTATGGTTGTTCTTTCTCACCAGATGGTAATTATTTAGCTGTAGCGCATGATACATCACCTTATATAACTATATATAAAAGAGGTTAACTTATTAATAAAATACTAGTATATACTAGTATTTTATTTTAGTATTTATATTAATAATAAGTATATTCATCCATATCTATACTTTCAACATTAGTATAAAATACTTAAAAAGAAAGGTTGATAAATATGTTAATTAATTTAATGATAATGAGTAGTTTTAAAAATATTATTAATAATGGAGGGGTGATACATCTACCAAATTATCTGATCCAGATATATTACCTACAGGTACTGCTTATAGTTGTTCTTTCTCACCAGATAATAATTATCTAGCTATAGGACATGGTACATCACCTTATATAACTATATATAAAAGAAATGGTGATACTTTTACTAAATTAACTGATCCAAGTATATTACCTCCATATACTGGTTTTGATTGTTATTTCTCACTAGATAATAATTATTTAGCTGTAGCGTGTGATACATCACCTTTTATAACTATATATAAAAGAAGTGGTGATACATTTACTAAATTATCTGATCCTAGTATATTACCTACAGGTATTGGTAGAGGATGTTCTTTTTCACCAGATGGTAATTATTTAGCTATGGCTTATCAGACAACACCTTTTATAACTATATATAAAAGAACTTAAATTATAAATAAAATACTAGTATATTACTAGTATTTTATTTTAGTATTTTTATTAATAATAAATATATATTATTATAATAGATTAAATATTATTCCCACCAATAAAGGGGAAATAAATATACTTATTGGGTTTTAAGGAGGTTTTAATATGAATAAATTAACATTAAATATACTAACCTTAAATTCTGTTTTAAATGCATTAAGAAGTGTAATTGAAGTATCATATTTTGCTAGATATAAGGTTTATAATGGAAAAAAAGTGTTTTTAGGAAATGAATTACCGGCGAAGGTATCAAAACACCATTTAATAAATAGTAAGTTATATTCGAATAAAAAGAGACCACTAATACTTGTTACTTATGGTGGTTCTTACGGAATAGTATTTTATGAAGGTGATAAATTTGAATGGGAAACCAATTCGGAAATAAAGGTAAAAGTTAATGGTGAAGGTGATATGATATTTGTAAAAGTAAAAAATATAACAAGAAAAGAACAGAATCGATTGAAATATGAAAAGAAAAGTAATGAAGAATATTCAAAAGAATATTGGAAGGATGTTGCAAGAGACATGGATGAAGATTTTGATAAAATGTATAATTTTTAAATTATAAAATAAAGGGTTATGTGAAATAATCAACATAACCTTTATTTTTATTAAGGAAAAGGGGTGTTTAATATGATGGAAATAATTCAAAAATTATATAGTGATTGGTATCAATGTGAAAAAGAAAGTTGGGGTGATGAACAAGAACAAGAAAAATTTGATGAAAATATATCTAATCAAGATAAAAAATTTGCATTTTTAGCTAGTTCTATATTTGATTTAGTAACATATGATTTAGATTTGGATATTGAATTTGGTAGAGATATATTTAATATCATTGAGGTTATTTATAATAAAAAAAATTTTGAATATACTGAAAATAAAGATAATTACAAAAAGTTTATTATTGTATGTAATATTTTACATATGAATGATTGGATTAATTGGGGTACAAGTATACGTGGCTGTTGGTTTGATGTTAATGAGAATACATTTATTACTATAAACGGAATATACAGAATATTAATGTCTAAGGAGTTTATTGAATCTTTTATAAGATTTATAAAACAATAAATATATACACAGGGGGGTTTTTATTTATGTTTTTAAATACTATTAATACTTGTATTAGTAGATCCTGTCGTCAATTCCAAGATTCATGTAACACTTCTGATTGTTTTATATATAAATTATGTAAAGAAATAGATGAAAAAATGACAGAAAATGAAGTTGTTGAAAAAATAAAGGAATGTGGTTTTAAGTTAGAATTAATCTATGTTAAAACCACAAAATCTGTGGTTGGTGAAAAATCAATCACTGGTGGTGGATGGTGGTTAGTATTTATTCCTATTTATGAATTATAAAAATAAAGTTATGTGATAATACACATAACTTTATTTTTTTAGTATTATATAAATATTCAAATATATATCATTTAAATAGATAAATAAATTTAAAGGAGGGTTATAAATGTTAAAATTAAGTAAAATGAAAGTTGCAGAAAATATTAAAAATTTATTGTTAGTGGAAAATAGATTAAAAAAAATTGATTTAACATTAGAAGCATTTGAGAATTATAGGGAGCAGGGATATAGAATTATTCAATGGTTGGACAATGGGGAAGTTAAAACGGTTGCATTTTCAGAACATAGTATTAGTGATGATGTAGTCGTTTATAAAAGTAATAAATATGAACATGTATCTTTTGGATATTCAAATGAATTTTGGGATAGTAAAATGCTTTTTAAGTGTGATAACTATAATGATATAATAGACTATATTATTAATTTTATAATTCAATAATATTTGTATATAATAGATATAATTGTGATAGTTTATTATCATAAATTTAATATATAAAAAATAAAACTATATCTATTTATTTATGACATGGTTTTATTTTTTTTGTTAAGCTTCATAATTTTTAAATAAACTACTCATTCCAGCTCGCCAATCTTTAGTTCCTAATATTTTATCATATAATTCTAATGTCATTTGAGTAAATATTTTATGTTTTTTAGTATATGGATCATTTAAATAAAATTTATTATAATATTCTTCAATATATTTAATATTATTTTTTAATTCTATTTTTAAATCTTTAGGTATATTAGGGTCATCTAAGTCTCTTTTTAGTTTATCTATCATTACAACAATTCTTGTTTGAACATTTGGATGCGGATCTATAAAAGATATAACACAATCAATCATAATTTTATAAAAATCAGCAACTAAATTTATAATAGGAGTTTCTACTATAATTTTATTATATAGTGATTTTTTTTGATTAGTTAACTTATATAAAGCTGATGATAAATCTTTACCATATCCAAAGGAAGCTGCAAATGTATCTGAAAATTTTTCTTCATAATATCCTGTACCCATTTGAAATAAATAACTTGGAATTAATATAATCAATGTCATTAATTCATTAGGGGATACTATTCTCAATCCAGACGTATTGTTTAAAAATTTTCTTATTGATGATGTCATATTATATAGTGATGGTAAAAAATTTTTAAATAAATTATTTGTAAATATTGTAAATTCAGATAAAGCAATTTGTAAAGAGGGTAAAAAAAAATAAGAAAATGGAGCTATAACTAATAGAGGTAATAATGACATAAGATAAAAAGGTGTTATTGTAAAATTGTGTCCTATTTCATGTAGAATAATTGCTAATATTTCTTTTTCATCTAAATCACAAAAACTAATTAATGTTGTTGTTAAAAAAATATAAATTTTTAATTCATTATTTATAAATTTTTTATTTTCTTTTAAATTTTTATTATTAGTTAAATACATTAATGGTAATGATGTCACTCTAGTATAAGCATTGGGTGAATTATCAGACCAATTAATTCTAATATATTTAACTTTAAAAAAATCGGTAAGTATTTTCTCTATATTTTTATTAGCACTAGAATTATCTAAATCAGTTCTAGCTGTGAATATACTTTTATTTTCTTCCTGTTTTACTATGTCTATTATTTTTTTTAATTCATTTTCAATCTTAATAAATTCTTTAGATTTACCATAATAAGTTTCTTTAACAGGTATAAATTGTTTAATACTTTTATTACATAATAAAACACTCATGTTTTATATACACCACTCTTTCTTTTTCCTATTATAACTTTGTTCTTTAACATAATAATAACGATAAAAATATAAAAGGTTGTGATAAATTTGCCTAATGATAAAGTACTAATTACCCAACTATATCCTTTAATAGAAAAAGGATTATCGAAAAAAGAAAATGTTTTAAATTTAAAAAAAGCAGTTGGAAGATATATAGATATAAATAGTAATAAATTATCTACTATTGGTCCTATTCATAGAACTATATTTTCAGAAGATGATATGAATGAAATGTATAAAGCAATTGAGGTTGAACCTTTAAAAATTAAAGAAATTATTAAAAATTCACCTACAATTAAAACTCAGTGGCAAATAATGAATAATCCATTTAATTCAGCATGTTGTTTAGCTATTAGGTATTTTAAAATAAAAAAAATGAATGATATGGCAGACATAGTTTTAATATATTTAACATTATCAATGTATCCATCTTTACATCATAAATATTTTGAATTTGAACCTAATGAAAATATTATGAATTATACCATCAACAACTTATCTAATAAATTTAAAATCAAGCAAACTGGTACTATTCATAATGCATTAATAGATACATCATTTGTTAGTGATAGAAAGTATACTGATGAATTAATTCATGGTAGTGATAAAGAAATAGTTGATTATGTTCAGGCTATAAAAACTCGTTTGAATATGTTAATGAGAAAGATCGCTAATGAGTTTTATGATAATCATAATGATAAAAAATATATGAATTTAGAAAGTGACAGTTTTGAAGAAGGTAATTATCATGAATCTGATAGTAACATTTATGCTATAGAAAGAATTACCAATGCAGTAGTTCTTAAATTAATAGTAAATGGTCCTAATATAAATTCAATTACATTATCAGCTAAATTATGTCAAGTTAGTGTAAGTGAATTAAGAAATTATATAGAAACTTTATTAGTGCAAGAAAAAAGGGAAGAAATAAGAACTATTGTTGATAGTATATTATTTTTATTTTTATTCGATTCACATAATACTATTCAACAAATAGGTAGTAATGAGTTTTTAGTATATTGCTTAGAATTATATAAGAAATCTAACACATCTGATAAGAATATTATTAAAATTAAAAAAGTTCTGGATGGTTGGTTAGAAGAACTAGGAACATATAAGAAAACACAAAGATTGGCTACTATAAATAATTTTAGAAGAGCTTTATTTACTTTTTTTGTTGCAAGCATTCAAAAAAACAACATATAAATAAAATAAAGGAAAGGGGAATAATTATTATGTTAATGTATGGTCTACCTAAGAAAGTCTTTTTTAAAGATAATAATAATGATTTAGCATTAAAACAAATACCATATGTTTTAACACAGGCAGGTTTGTTAATACCCCAAAGGCATAGTATTGATGGTACATTAGAGACTGTTAGTAATGGTGATAATCTTAATCGAAGGGGTTTAGCTGCTAATAGACCTTCACCAGATAGTGTTGTTGTTGGTACAACTTATTGGTCAGTTGATACTGATCCACATGCTGATGGTGTAGAAGTATCCAATGGTATAAGTTGGGAGTTGATATAAGTGGACCCTTTGCTTTTAGCAAAAATTAATAAAATTAAAAAAGAACGCATTAATAATATAAACAATAATCATTTTTTCAATGATGATATTATTCGAGATGAATATTTTACTAATAATCCAACAGAACTAGTTGAAGAAACTCTTATATCTGTTGGTTTAGGTTATCAGATGTGGACTGGTGAAATCTGGCAGGATAAAACTTTTATAACTAGGGGTCCACAGGGAGAAACTGGACCTCAAGGTATTAAAGGTGATAATGGTGAAGGGCTTACTTTTGATATAATTGGAGATATTGCTGATTTGGGTTCATATGATGCTGAGTTAAAAGGATTTACTTTTTTAGACTCAGTTACTGGAAACTTATATATTAAAAATTCTGATAATTTAAGTGATTGGTCTGAACCCGTTTTATTAAGAGGTCCTCAAGGTGCTCAGGGTGTACAAGGTGAGGTTGGAGTTGAAGGGCCAACTGGACCACAAGGTTCTACTGGTTTACAAGGTGAGGTTGGTCTCCAGGGTCCTCAAGGTGCTCAGGGTTTACAAGGTGAGATTGGACCTACTGGACCCCAAGGTTCTACTGGTTTACAAGGTGAGGCTGGTCCCCAGGGTATTCCAGGTAATAATGGAACTAATTTTGCTCCTACATCATATGGTGTATTAGATGAAGCTACCATAACTTTTATACAAAGTAGTGGATCAACTGTAAACAATCAATACATCTATGTAGTTGACCCAGCTGGTGATATACGTGTTGATCAAAATACACCTGCTGGTATATCAGGGGACAAGAGTTTGCATATTATAGGTTACGATGGTGCTACTTGGAAAGATTATGGTCAATTTACAGGATTACAAGGGCAAATAGGACCACAAGGAGTATCAGGACCTTCTGGGCCTGCCGGTGTACAAGGTGAGGTTGGACCTGCTGGAGCTACCGGACCTCAAGGTCCTCAAGGAATACAAGGTCTTACTGGAGATGTAGGTCCTCAAGGAATACAAGGTCTTACTGGAGATGTAGGACCGGCAGGTGTTAAAGGGGATACTGGAGATGTAGGTCCTCAAGGAATACAAGGTCTTACTGGAGATGTAGGACCGGCAGGTGTTAAAGGGGATACTGGAGATGTAGGTCCTCAAGGAATACAAGGTCTTACTGGAGATGTAGGACCGACAGGTGCTCAAGGTGAGGTTGGACCTGCTGGAGCTACCGGACCTCAAGGTCCTCAAGGAATACAAGGTCTTACTGGAGATGTAGGACCGGCAGGTCCAGGAGTAGCAGCTGGAGGAACTACTGGTCAAGCATTGTTTAAAAAAAGTGATACTGAATTGGATACTGAGTGGAAAGCAATACCAGAAGATGTTAATAAAATGAATAAATCTGGTGGTGCATTTACTGGTAATACATCTCATGCTCGTAATGAAGTTCAACAGCCTAAAATTAAAGACTATTCTGAAGTTGTTGCACCAAATTCTAATGCTACGGGTTCAGTGACTTTAGATATTGCTTTAGGTAATATACATGAATTAACCTTGACTGGGGCAACTACTTTAGTATTTTCAAACCCTGCTACAACCGGAGAAGCGTGTAGTCTTACTTTAATTATTCATCAGGGTGCAACTGCACAAGCAGTCACATGGCCAGCTTCTGTAAAATGGCCTTCTGATACTATACCTGATATCAGTACAATTAATAGTACTTATATCTTAACACTAGTTACTGTAAATGGTGGTACTAGATGGTATGGTTTCCTTGCTGGAGGTGCATTAGCAACTTAGAATATTAATTTATATTATATAATTTAAATATTACTTTGGGAGGGTACTTTATGAAGTACGGACGTGTAGAAAATGGAAATGTTGTAGTAGGTTTACCTTCTATTGGTACTTTAAAAAATGGTAATAGTGTTTCTGGATACAACTTGTTACCAGAAGGAATTCTTATAGAGGAAGGTTGGCTTCCTTTAATTGAAAATATCCCACAATATAATAATGAAACTGAGGTATTGCAAGGACCAAATTATGTAGTTGAAACAACTCAAATAACAGCTAACTATATTATTAATTTAAAACCTCCGGTTGAACCACAACAAATAACCCAGGAAGAAAAAATTGCTATGTTAGAAACACAATTAGCACAAACAAATGCAGATTTTCAAGAATTTATGAATTTTTATTTTTCAGAAAACCCAGTGGTATAAAGGAGAATAAATATGCCAGTTTTACCTTTTAGGACATCTACCTTTACAAGAAATATTTACCTTTATGGGAATACACTTTTTACAGAAATCCCCGTAGAATATGTTGAACCAGTAAAAGAATATGCTGCTATTACTTATAGTAGATTACAAATTGATTGTGCCTTGAATAAAGGCTGGATAACTCAACAGGAGTATGATGAAACAATAGCATATATTCCTCTTGTTAGTTAGTAATATTTTTAATGAAAAAATATAAATTACTAATGTGATATAATATCACATTAGTAATTTCATTTATCTTTTCCCTATATCAAACCAGCAGTATTTTAATACTAGATAATCAAAATATCTAAATAAATTAAATGTCATATTTCTATTTGATTCAATAATTGTCTCATTAATATCTTTTTCTTTATAAATATTTACAAAATAATGTCTTTTTCTTTCATCAATATTAGCTTTCATTGGAGGTATTTTATCATCTTTAATACAGATTTTTAATAATTTTACAAATAAAGTTAATAAATGTCGTTCATTTAAAAATATTATTTCAGAATCTTTGAAATATTTTTTAAAAAAAGGTACTATTGTGTTTTTGAAATCATCAAATGCTTCATAACCCATATTTTTTATTTGATACGATATTTTATCAATAATATTTTTATTTTCATCTAAGTAATCTAATTTTATTATATTAAGTTCTCTTTTAATAATAAGAATATTTTTTTTCATTATAAAATCTCACCCCTTTTTTATTTTAAATAATTGTTTTTTCATATTTACAGAACAAATTTTTAAAGATGTATATGTATTTTTATAGTAAGGGGGAAGATGACTATAAATAAAGATAAGAGAAAAAAAATGGAAAAAGTAATCTATGAAACATTTAATGAATTAGACCCAACAGGTATTAATACTAAAAAATATAAAGAATTATTTCAACCAATGAGTGATATACAATTTAATATTTTCTTTAAAGAATTTTTTAAAGATGATGAACAATATCTTATTCTAGATATGGTTGATTATGAAAGAGATCTAACTATCGAAAATATAGAAAAAGCAGCTAAAATCTTAGACATACCTTTATTTGAAAAAGTAGTAGTGCCTTTTGTTAATAATAGTATAGAAAATCCTATTGTTATTAAATATGAAGTACCTGTTGGGTATGTTCATGTTAAAAGAATGCAACAACTATTAAGTAAAAAAAATACTTTATCATTGAAAAGTTCAAGTCGTTCTGCAATGACAGGTCAAGTTGTTGGGGAAGATAAAAATGCTAGAGAATCCGATCAAGAAAATTTTTCATTATTATCTGTTGATGCTATTGATGCATTACGTGAATTTATGGGTTACATAGCTTAGCCCCTATATATGGTAACATATATAGAAAACTTCTTTAATTGTCGGGGAAGCTCTTAGAGCTTTTTATTATATAATAAAAAGATTGAGTAATCCGCAGCTAAGATTCTTATTTATTAATTAAGTATTTTTTTTAATATATTATTATACATTTATTTAATTTATTTTAAAAAGGATGATAATAAATGTATATAATTATTAAAAAAGATAAAGAAATTTTTCGAATTATCACATACCCATTTATTAAAAAAAATAGCTACTTAATAAGTAATTTTGGTAAAGTTAAAGATATACACATCAATAAAATAATAAATCCATATTCTGATAAAAAAGGATATTTATACTCAGTTTTAATTGGTGAAACTAAAAAAGTAAAAATTGTTGGAACCCATAGACTTGTTGCATGGGAATTTGTTAATGGTTATAATAAAGAACAAAAAAGAACGAATGTAAATCATAAAGACACATGCACATTTAATAATTATTATGAGAATCTTGAATGGGTTACAACCAAAGAAAATAATGAATTTAGTTTAATTCATAGTAAAAGTAGATTTGGTTGTAAAGGTAGTTTAAATTATTATGCTAAATATTCGGAAGAGATAGTAGAAGATATTTGTAAATATCTTGAGAAAGGACTTACTCAAATGCAAATAATGCATATCTATGGCTATAAAAAAAGAAAAGATAATAATAGTTTTTATAGTTTAATAGATGGGATAAAATATGGTAAATGGGATCATATTTCGAAAAATTATAAAATTGAAAATAAGAATAAAGTTCAACGACTATCCTAGTGTTAAAATACACAATAGGAGTAGGGCTCAAGTGAGTGGGTGAAAATCCCTTAAATCGAAATGGGAAGTAACCTAATGAAAGTTATTAGGTTAATGATATAGTCTAGTATCTTATCGAAAGATAAGGAAGTTCATAAGAGAACTGCATAGATTAACGACCTATGTGAATATATCGCCTAGATCAGATGATATGGTCATGAAAAATGAAATGTATGCACAAATAGCACAAAAAGGTTTTGTTTCTTTAAATAGTTTAACTAATAACGTTGAAAATAAAGTGACTTTAAATTTAATTGATGTTCACTTAATATCAATGGGAATTTTGTCTGACCTAGTTACAAAAGGTTTGTTAGTTAAGAAATCTTTAAAATAATAAGGAGGTGAATAAAATGTTAAATAAGGAAGAAGATTTATGTATAATAACTGAAGTTGGTGTCTTTGCTGGACTTGATATTAAAGATCCAACAAAGAAAAAAGTTAAGAAAAAAGATGAACTAGAGACTTTAATTGAATCATCTGTAAAAACTAATTTAGAAAATCTAAGTAAATAATTTTATAATAAGATGTGTTTAAAAGACACATCTTATTATTTTTTATATTTTTAGGAACATATAAAAAGAGAATATAAATATATATTATAATTAAAGAAATTAAAATTTTATATTAGGGGTGAAACTATTGAAAAAGAAAAAAAATAAAAAATTGAAAAAAATAGTTGTTAACTGTGAAGAATACTTTATTACATTACCCTTCAATGAACTTATTGGAAAAACCTTAACTAAAATTGATATCGATAAAAGTAGTGAAAAAATAAATTTCTACTGTTCGGATGGTGCAATTTATTCTATGTTTCATTGTCAGTTGTGTTGTGAATCAGTTGATATGCATGATATAATTGGAAATATTGAAGATTTGATTGATTCACCTATCTTAATGGCCGAAGAAACAAGTGATTCTGGTAATAAAGATGATGGGGAAACAAGTTATAGTTGGACATTCTATAAACTTGCAACAATAAAAGGATATGTGACAATTAGTTGGTATGGTACATCTAATGGTTATTATTCAGAATCAGCTGATTTTGTACAAATAACTTCATTAACATTATAATATAATACTATTATATTTTATTCGGTGTAAATTTTATAATCTAATTTATACCGAATAAAATTATTTAAAAATAAAAAATAGGAGGTATATCAATGTCTAAATTAGTTAATGAATTAGGTATTGGTGATAAGATTAGATTTGGTAGTTATAAAGTTGGTGATAATGAGGTTTCACCTATTATTTGGAGAATTGCTGCTAAGAACCATCCTGGTTATCCTGAAAATTCAGTTACTTTATTAACAGATAGAATCATTGATTTACGTCCTTTTTCAAAAGATAAATTAACTTCATACACTAATTCTGATATACGTAATTGGTTGAATACTGTTTCAGGATTTTTAAGTCATTTTACTACCGAAGAATTTTCTAAAATTTTAGATACTAATGTTGAAATCATATCAGATGATGATCCTTGTAAATATAAATATGATGAACTGATAGATAAAGTATTTCTTTTATCATTAGTAGAAATAGGACTTATTAAAAAAGGTGTTCGTTTACCTATCTTTGATGGATCAAAAAGTTTTATAACACCTTTATCTGAACAATGTTTTAAAGAAAGTAATTGCACAATTAATAAAATAAAAATAAAAAAAGATGATGGTTGGGCGTGGTGGTTACGTTGCTCTTCAGAGGGACTACTTTATATCAATCATTTAGGATATTTATATGATTCTAGTAGTAATATGTTTCATGGTGTTCGTCCAGCTTTAAATATATCGAATGATATTCCATTATTATTTAATTCTCCAGATAAAGATGTGATTTATACTTTAGAAACTGCTATTTAAATTAGTTATATAAAATAGATATGGGTAATAATAATCCAATATCTATTTTTTTATTATTACATAAAAATTATATTTAATTTATAAATATATATTATTTTTAAGTATACGGAATAAATTTTTAAGGAGTGGATATTTTAAAAATTAATTTGTAAATAAACAACAAATTAATATTAGAAACTTATTGTAAAATTTAAAAGGAGGAATATGATAATGTCAGTAAAAGATTTATTGAAAGAATGGAAACCTAAGAAAATGAATAAAGATGAGAGGATTCGTGTTATCTCCGATAACCTTTCAGACCTCACAAGCTTTTATATTAAAAGAGGTTTTAAAGAGCAGGACATAGTATCCGTCATATTTGAGAAAATGATGGATTTAAAATTTGCTAAAACTTTGAAGAAGGTCATTAAAGATAATAAAGACAATGACCAGGACTTGGCGGTAGTTGTATTAATTTATAACTTCCTGGAGAGAAACCATGGGAAAGTTGAAAATGATGTAAATGAAATTTATTGTAGTATAATTGATGATTTACTTAAAAAGAAAGTTAAAAAGATAAAGAAGAAAGTTGATTTAGATGAAAGTACAATTAAGGAATTACTGGCTATTTTACCATCTAGGGATATGGTTGAAAATGAAAGGGTTGTCGGCATATACGTACAGCGATTAATTCGTAAAATGTACGCTATGAGTAAAGATGTTGAATTGAAACTTGACAATAAAATATTGAAGAAACTCTTCATGTTGTTATTCAATGAAGAATTTCTTAATATTGTTGTGATGGAGATATCTTTAGAGCGTAAAGATATTATCCGTCATTTGGATGATAAGCAGATGGTAACGTGGAATATTTTAACTAACTTTATTCTTTCTTATCTTGAAGAATGTAAAAAGAAAGAAATTAAAGAAAGGCTTACCTATTTTATTGACCGCCGTGAAAGAGATGATAAACGAGGTAAAGATAGTGCTCGTCGGATTCAATTTACACAGATAAGTTCTGAAACATATCCGAAAGTATCAGACGTTATTTCTAATATGAAAAATAAGAAATTTCTATAAAAAATAATATTTAATATAAGGTTGATTAATCAACCTTATATTAAATTTATTTTAGAAAGGATAAATGATAAATATGTTAAATGAAGGTAAATACGATGGTGCTTTTTATTTTAATAGACTAGGAGAAGGTTTAAAATTATCAGTATATAAAAGATTATTACAATACTTAAAACTTACAGAAGAAATAAATGAATTGTTTTTTAGTCATTATGAATCTTGTATTATTGAGGAAAATAATAGTTCTGCTTATGGTTTTATTAATGTATTAATACAAGAAAATGTTGAAGTGTTTTATAAAATAAAAAATATAATTAGAGAGATTTGTTCTGATTGGAATAAACTTCCATCAGATAATGTCTTATGTATTGGTAAATACAAAATATTTATTCATTTTTATGATGAAGTTTCAATTAAAAAATAATTTGTAAATAAACAAAATTATTAAATAGAAAAGATTGGTAAAATAAAATAGAGAGAAGGCGGAGTATAATGATTTATTTGTTTAATAATACAAAAACCCCTTGGGAAATATCCAGAGAAGGGGAAAAACATTTAAGAATTTCTAAGGATTATGGAATAGTCAAAAACAAAGATAATATAAAGCCTCATTATAATTGTGGTATATCAATAACGTCATATGAGAGAGATTTTTTAGAAAAAATAAAAACACATGTTAATAATTTTTCTAAAACTGAAGATGTTGTTAAAATTTGTGATGACAATACCAGCGTTGTATTTGGTCATAAAGATTTTAATCCATTTATTAAACATTCGATATACGACGGTAAAAACAGAAATGTTTTATTATTAAGTTTAGAAATTAATGGTAAAATTGCTTTTGATATGGAAATGGGTAGAAATTTTATTATTGAACATATTCTCAATAGACATCACCTAAGTATAGTGTTATCAATGGAGGATACAATAGATTCTGAATTTATAATTTCTCTTTATGATAAAAAAGAGAAAGAAATTATAGAATATATTATATTTTATAATCAAAATCTTGATTTAACCTGTATGAAAAATATACAGAGATTAAATCTATCTTATGTACCAACACCTATAAAAATAAAAAACAATAGACCGAAGAGACCTACACAGATAATTATATGTTCCGTTGATATATATCCGAGATTGGAAAATGTAATTGAAAAATTTTACAGAAATAGTTTACAATATCATAATATGTATACTTTTTGGGATGAAAAACTTGAAAATGTCAGAGACATAATAGAAGAAATAAAAGATAAACAATATAATGCTATAACTTTATTTATTGATGCTGATCATTATGAAGAAGAAGATAGATATAAGGTAATACTAAAAGAACTCACATCAAAGTTCAGAGTAGTGTTTATTTTATTAAACACTGGTTCCATAGTACAATATAAATATTAAAAAAATGTAATTAAAAGATAAAAAATAATAAAATAGGGGAGAGATAAACATGATATTACTTTTTAACGAAAGTCCGAGACCTTGGGAGATAAATAATAATGATTTTAATGAGAGAACTGGTTCATTCTTTAAAAGAAAAGATTCGCCTGTAAATGACATGCATTGTTTCATTCGTTGTATGAAAGAAATAGTTACACCACTGGATAGTGACACTGTATCAAAACTTGTTAAAATGAAAGAGCCTGTTATTCTTGGTGATAGTGAAAAATTGACAAGTCTTATACATGGGAAAAAGGATTTTAATCCGTTTATAATTCAGAGTAAAAATAACCATAATACCGACATTTTGTTAATCACTTTGAATGTTGGTAAGAGGATGATTGTCAGTATTAGTAAAGATTTCATCTCTGTGTTAGAACATTATCTACTTGATGGTGAACTAACCCTTATTGTAGCTGTTAATAAAAGATCTAAACCACTAGAAATTAGACTGTATGACAAATACACCAAATCAGATGTAGTATATACTGTCACCATTAATGATGAAGAGATTAAAGACGTTGTTGAAGGTACTGAAATTATCACGGAAGTTGTCGGCAAGGTTGTATATTCTAAAAAAATTCTAGATTCTAAGAATGAAAAAGAATATAGACCGTATATCATATCTAATTTCAGACCAAGTAGACCTACTCATACCATTTTTGCACTTAAGTCGGATGTTAATAAATTACGTGAATTACATCCAAAATTCAGTAATACTTCTGCTTTCAATATTGTGGAATTTAACAATATTGAATTACCGTATATTATTAAAGAAATAAAAGCACAGAGATTTAATGCAGTAACTCTATTTGTTGACTCTGAGTATTATAACAATAGGGTTAAAAAGTTTTACTCCAATGCGTTATCTCTGTTGGAACATGATTTTAAGATATTCTTCATTATGTTGAATAACGGAAATATTTTAAAACAAAAATATTAAATTATCTAATTTATTAAAAATAAAGAATGGTTAAATTCCATTCTTTATTTTTTTATATTTTTAGAATTTTATATTTAGAACAACTATCATATAAGGGTAAATAATAAAAAGGGGGATTGTTAAAGAAAAATGGCTAATAAAATGCTTTCAAGATTAAGAGAAAAGGATAAAAAAGGTTTATTTAATCCAACACAAACATCGATTTGTTATCCAACAGGTTTTGTACCATTTGATTATAGGAATGGGTATATGGTTGAAGTTAGAGGTTTAGATGAAACTTTAATAACAACATATTCTTCTATTGGTATAGTCGGTGGTACTTTTATGACAATCATAGGTAAATCTGGTACCGCTAAAACTACTTTTGCTATTCAAATTGCCGCTAATATTGTTAGAAGATTTGATGATAATGCATTTGTTCAACATTTTGATTTAGAACAAGTTTTATCGTACACCAGAATAAAAAATGTAACATCTATGACACAACAAGAACTTGATGATAAATATATATTAAAACAAGAAAAAAATTATATTGAAGATATATTTAATAGTATAGTTGAAATAGCTCAGGAAAAAGAAGCTAATAGAAAAGACTATACTTATAATACTGGATTATTCGATGAATTTAATAGACCGATTAAAGCTTTTGTTCCAACGATTATGATTATTGACTCAATCCCAACTGTTGCTTCAAAAGATACTTCTAATGAAATGGAAGGTGGAACATATGCTAATAGAGTTGCTAAAGCATTAGCTCAATTCTATAAGAGACTGATGCCAATTATAAAAGCATATAATATAAATGTTATTGCAATAAATCATATTAATCAAAAAATAGAAATTTCTCCAATGAATAAAACACAACCACAGTTATTATATATGAAGATGGACCAGTCGATACCTTCGAGATTTGTGGGTCCTCATACAGTAATGTATGTTGAATAACTTCTTTAATTGTCGGGGAATCTCTTAGAGCCTAAAACTACTAAATTAATATAGTAATGTATTAATGGCTTAGATTAACTATCTAAGGTATAGTAATAATGTTTTAGGATTGAGTGATCCGCAGCCAAGCCTCTAATTTATTAGAGAAAGGTTCAACGACTATCCCTTGGCTTTGAAATAAGCAATAGGAGTAGGGCTCAAGTGAGTGGGTGAGATTCCCTTAAATCGAAATAGGAAGCATCTATATATGAAAATATAGAGATGATGATATAGTCTGGTATCCTAGGGAAATTCTAGGGAAGTTCATAGGAGAACTGCACTATCTAACGAATAGTGTGAACATTACGGGTGGGAATGCACCTAAATTTAGGGTGGCATAATAGTAATATTATGTTAATACTACTTTAATTGTCGGGGAAGCCCTTTAAATCTCTTACTACCAAACTATAATAGCAATATTATAGTGGCGAAGGGTAATGCCTTAGGTATGGTAACAAGGTAAGAAATTAGGTAATCCGCAGCTAAGATTCTAATATATTAATATTATTAGAATAAAGTTCAACGACTATCTGATGACGCTACTTTTAGTAGAGTAGGAGTAGACTCACAAGTCAATAATGGTGAGGTGAACTTTTCAGAGTTCTTTACGAAATGGGTAACTCCTTAATACATTATTGTATTAAGGATGAAGATATAGTCTAGTATCCTAGTGAAAATTAGGGAAGTTCATAAGAGAACTGCATTGACTGACGACCAATGTGAATATATCGATCTATTATGCTAATTTATTAATAAATTTTATTGCTTTAGGTTCAGAAAAGTTTAAAAAAGAGGAACATGGTTTTGATGGTTTTGGTGTAAGAGCTGAATTTTTAAAATCTAGAACTAATAAAGCTGGTCAATTTGTAAATCTTATTTATGACCAGTCTACTGGATTTGATCCTATTTTAACTCAATTAAGATTTGCTGAAGATAATGAATTAATTGCTGGTCGTAACCCTTATAAATATATTGAAGGTTTAAAAGATATTAAATTTGATACTAGAAAGTTTAGAAAAGAGTTTCTTACAAATGAAAAATTAAGATATGAATTATTTAATAAATCATTACCTATATTAGAAAAACAATTATCACATGTTGAACCAGATGAAAATGGGCAATTATTAAATATCTTTGAATTATGTGACAGATTAGAAAAATCACAAGAAAAACAATTTAAAGAAGCTGTATAAATTAGAAAAAAACTAGAGAATGTGTATGTATATATTATATATGTGTATACATTCTCAATAATAATCTTTTAAATAGGAGGTTTTGATTTGTCTAAAAACACAATGTCATTGAAAGAAATATTAGAACAGAAGGAAAAAGAATTTCAAGGTAAAGATGATGTATTTGGAATGACCCTTTTAACAAATCCAGGTTATATTAGTTCGTCAAGAAATATTATGTTTACGGCTCATTTGAAACAATGTGTTACTTTAAATAAACCGGAGTTTCCAAGAATATTTACTAATTATGAAAATATAGTTGGTAAAAATTCAACTGGTTATAAAAAAGTTAAAAATAGTTGTGTTATTATTGATAAAATTAGTAAATTTACAGATGGAGTAAATGATGAACAATTATATTTATTATTCACATATGATAAAGAAAATGATTATTATGATATTATAGAGAAAAAAGGAGTTGAAGATTTAACAGAACGATACGGGTTTAAATATAATAATCAGAATATTGATAGTAAAGAAGTTGGAAATTTAATAAATAAGGGAGAAGTTCTTTATAAGAGTGCATCTTATGATGAAGATATGAATTATTGCTATGGTACTAATGTTAAATTCATGTATCTTCTAGAAAATCATACAATAGAGGATGCTATTGTATGTTCAGAATCATTATCAAAAAGAATGGTTTCAACAGAGGTTGAAAGAGTTAAGGTATCATTAAATGATAATGATATTTTTTGTAATATCTATGGTAATGCAAATAATTATAAAACTTTTCCTGATATAAATGAATATGTTAAAGATAAAATAATTTGTGCTAAGAGAAGAATTCATAATAATCAATTGTTATATGATTTAAAAAAATCTAATCTTAGAAGGATTGATTTTACTTCTGATATATTATTCTTTATCGAAGGTAAAGGTAAGATTATTGATATAGATATCTATTGTAATAAAACTTTAGATGAATTAGAAGAAAATGATTTCAATAGACAGATAATGAAATATTATAAAATGCAATTAGTTTACTATGAGAGGATATTTAAAAGATGTAAACAAATAATTGACTCTGGCTCTAAATATTCTAGAGAAGTAAGTTTCTATATGAGAAAAGCAAAAAACATATTGGATGAAAGATATAAATGGAGAGAAGAAAATAATTCAGTATTTTCCAATATAGTAATAGAATTTTTAGTTGAAAAAAATGCTTATTTAGAAGTAGGTCAAAAGGTAACGGGTAGATATGGTAATAAAGGTGTTATATCTGAAATACGACCTGATGATAAAATGCCATTTTTAGAGACTGGTGAAAGAGTTGACCTGATCTTTAATTCTCTTTCTGTAGTCAATCGCTGGACTGGTAAGGTTTAGGCGATTTAAAACCTCTCTAATTGCGGGAAAGTTCGATAATTTTAAACTACCAACTTATCATGGTGACATAGATAAGGGCTGAACTAATTACTCAGATATGGTAAAAAGGTTTAAAATTGAGTAATCCGCAGCGAAGTTTCAGGTAATGGTAATGGTGATAAAAAATAATTAGATTTTAAATAATAAGGGGGTGAATGATTCTGTTAGTTACAGATATTGAAAATATTAGACAAAGGTTACAAAAAGAAATACCTTTAATAAATGATGAATTTGAATTTATAGATATTTATGAATTTAGGAAATCTATACTTGAGAGTGTGATTTTAGTTAAACATAAGGTATGTAATAGAGAAATACCTATAATTTTTCATAATTTTAAAACGAGAAAACAATGTAAATATTGTAACGGTAAATCATTTGATCATCAAGCCTTTATTGAAAAATTTAATAAAAGAGATGATTCTCATGAATATGAATTCATCACTGAATTTTTAAAAATGAATGAAAAAATTAAAGTAAGACATAAAAAATGTGGTAATATTTACGATGTTAAACCTGTTGAACTTTTATATGATGGGCAGAGTAAATGTGTATGTAATTATGGTAGATATTATTATAGACATACTAAAGATATTTTGGCTGAACGTATTATAAAAACTGATCAAGAATACAGATTATATAAAGCACCTCAGAAGGAATTTATTAGGATATTGAAAGATCACGTTTCAATACAACATATTACATGTGGAACTATTTTTAATTGTATACCTCATAATTTCTTTTCTAAAAATAAAAAAAGATGTCCCAGATGTACAATTAAACCAAAAAATTTAATAGGGTTTAAAGATTCGGTTGGTGTAAAAATAATTAAAGGTTGGTTGAAAAAAAATAGATTATATTTTAAACAGGAAAAAACATTTGATAATTTACGGTCAAATATAACTGGTAGAAAATTAAGATTTGATTTTCATATCCCTGATCTTAATTTAATGATAGAATTTGATGGTAAACAACATTTTGATACTAGAATTACTAATATTTTTAATGAAGAAAAATATGAAAGAATTCATTTATATGATAATATAAAAACTCAATTTTGTATAGATAATAATATTAATTTAATACGATTAAATCAATCACATATCCAAAATAAAAATATTTATCAAACATTAGATCAATTTTTAAATAAAGGGATATATGTGATTTTCTTACAATATTAAAAACCTTTTACCATTACCTGAAATGTGCTCAACGACCATCGAAAGCATAGGTTATAATTTATTTATAACTGAAGAAGCGAGTAGAGTAGGGGAAACCCCAAACGGGAGGCAGTTCTTTATAGGACTGAAGATATGGTCTAAAACAATTGTAAACTCATACCAGTTATTCGAGAGTTCTATTACCTTTATTTGTAATAGAACTATAGAACGCATTCAAACATTAAATAATATGAAAGAAAAAGAAGAATTATTTCTTAATATAATAAGTTATTTTAATAAAGAACAGGAAGAGAAATTAAGAGAATATTTAAGAAAATTAAGTATTATTGGTAAAGAAGAGTTTTTTAATAATTTAGTTGAAGAAGGTATATTTATTCATATTCCTCCTCTATGGGAAAATAGTGAGTTTTTATTCGATAAACTCATTAAGTTGTATGAAGAACATGATTGGATTGAGCAATATGATGTTTATGTAAATAGATTTGGAAGAAAGATTAAAATGATGAAGAAGTTAGTTGTAGGTGATATGTATGTAATGAAATTAATGCAAACAGCTAAAAAAGGTTTCTCAGCAAGATCAACTGGGTCTTTATCAAGAAAAGGTTTACCTGAAAAATCAAATAAAGCTAAAACCCATCAGGAATTATATTCTAAGACTCCTATAAGAATTGGTATTGATGAAAATCTTAATACTAATATAGGTGTTCCAACGGAATTAATAGCACAATTACATTTATTTTATAGATCATCTGTTGTGGGTAGGCGTGATTTAGGTGAAAACTTATTGACACGATTAAATCCTATAAAAGATTTTAAATATAAACCAAATTTCAAAAATAGAAATATTGAAATATTGGAAGCATTTTTAAAGTCAATGGGTTTAGAAATAGAATTTAATAATCAATTATTCGATATAGAAATTAATACAAGTTTTCTTGAAGGAAAGTTCTATGATGGTAAATTATTTATAAGTACTAATCAAGAATTTAAAGATATTAAAAGAAGGATAGATATTACTAACGAATATAAAGAAAATAAAGTATTCGTTGGAACTAATAAAGAATTTGAAAAACTAATAGATGAGGAGGTTCGGAAGAGAAAGATGTTTACTATTGATATTAAAATATAAAATAAAATATACTGATATAATAAATTATATCAGTATATTCTTTTTCCGTATTTTTAATATTATAAATATATATTATTATGGTAGATAATAAAAAATATAATATTTATTTATGTTCCATGAAATAATAGAAAGATAAAATATATAAATTTAAGGGAGGTAGATATTTTTGGCTGGTGATTTAGGTAAGAAAAAAATGGAAATTTTGAAAGACTTATTTGATAATTTACCAACTAACGTAAACACGAAAGATGAATTTAAAAAATTTGTCGAGGAACATGAAAATTATCCTAATGATATTCATGTTCCTGGGGGTATTTGGGAAAAAGATAACGTTATAGAATTCCTGAAAGAAAATTTTTCAGATGAAGAAAACACTAACAATAATGTTATCGATGATTTTAAAAATATGTGTGACTTAGTTAATGAGCACACTGGTGGCACTCTTATTATTGATACTGATAATAGTATCAATGATCTTTCAAATGAGTTTTTATTAACAAGAATTAACAATAACAAGCAGAGAACGATAACTTCTGCCCAAGATACCATTGAAGTTATTACCCCATCTGATAAAAAATCACAAAACGTTCCGGAAACAATGATGGAGGTTCTTATTGAACTTCGAAATGAGGATATTATACCTGTAACAATAAACAGAGAAAAAGGTATGATAAAATTATTGAAACAAAGTATCTCGGATATAATTAAAATAACCAATATCCAAGATATTGTAAGTTTAGTTAACTTTTTTGAAAGTAATAAAAATCTCTTCAACATCAAGAAAGATGATTTAAATGTACTAACCACTAAAGCATTATCAACATATCTATTCATATTTTCTACTTTTGCTAAAGACCAGACATGTATATCAGCATTACCTGAACTATTCATTAATGAATGTAAAAAAGTTATCGCAACTCAGCCAGAACAAACCGAGCCTGACCCTGTTGTTGTTGATGCTGATAAAAAGGAGAAAAGAATATTATCAGGACCTTTACAGGTTTCTGATGAATATATTAAAAAATTATTTAGAGGAGTGATATAAATTAAATGAAAAAAATGAGATGGTAGTCATCTCATTTTTTTCATTTATATATTATTATATTATTAAATAAACATTGTTGAAAAGTTTATATATTATAAAATTAATTACACTAATTAAGGGGAGATGATTTTTACTATGCATTTAATTAGAGGAGAGGTTGACTCTTATGAACCTACTGATTTTGAACATTATGAATTAGATAATACTGAAGTTGATAAAAAATATATTATGTATTTTAAAAATAAATCAGAAGGTTGTTTCTTGTCTGAATATGTAATACCTACAGAATATGTTATGGTAATAACTGATGAAAAATTTAACAGGCCAATAGGTATAACTAATGATGGATATATTGATGGAGGTAAATTATTTGAACAGGCTATAGTTATGATCAAACCTGGCTATCACATAGTAATTTTTAAATATCAATTAAACCAAGGGTTTCATCCAAGATGTGATTATACATTACCTCCACAGATTTTTATCCATAGAATAGAATCTGTTGACAATATTATTGATAGATTTATGTTCTATGATAATAAAACATGTAAAGTTACTTTTACTAATATTGAAAAATTTGAATATAATCATAATAAAAATTATGGTAAATATAATTTTGTATTAGATTTTATTAATAAAAGAATTATAAATACTAATATTACAGTAGGGTCAACACCAAGATTTACTGTTAATAATACCAGAAAATATGATATTAGATTGTTTGTATTAGAAAATGATGATTATATATCATATATGGATAATGGGAAAAAACTCATTCTTCATAGAAAGACACAAGATTGTGAATTTAGATATTTGAGAAATAAAAAATATGGTCAGTTAATGAGAATTTATTACACTAGAAAACAACTCGATTATAAAGATTATATTGTTGTAGATGGTTATTCAGTATTTAAAGGATTTGGGGATAATATTAAAAAAGAAATAATTAATAAAAGAAATAAAAGACTGGTAAGAGTTACAACTAAATCTGGATTTATTTTTCCTGCAATGCAAAATAACGGATTTATTTATCCAGTTTATTCATCTTATTCAGGAATTCGGACTTTTAAACTTAATAATTATGAAATGAGTTTCATAGAAAAAATTGAAGATGGATATGATAACTTTTAAACATTTTAAAGGGTTATTAATTTAACCTTTTATTTTTTTATTTATATATTATATACTTATCATAATAAAAAATCTTAGGGGGAATAATAAGATGTTAGATAAAAGAAGTATTGTTGATTCGTTATCAGTTATTCTTGTTGATATGTTAATTGATGATTATGAAGTAATTGTTGAAAAGTTAAATGAAATTGGAATTAATAAAATTACTAATATTTTATTAAGTGGAACTGAAAATTATGATTCTGATGATTTAAATATCATTGAATTAATAATAAGAATTTTACAAGATATTTATAATAATAGTGAAGTTGATTCTCCAGTTACTGATGAAGATTATGACAGACTATATGAATTGAATAGAGATTTACAAATGAAAGAAATTGTTGGTGCACCAATTAATAAAGTTAAAGATAGAAAAATAGGTTATCATAGTTATCCAGCTTTAAGAGGAACTTTAGATAAAGTTCATTTTATTAGAAAGAAAGATAAAGGAAAAGATATTAGAAAATCTTTAGAGGAATGGATTAAAGGAATTGAAAATAAATTAGGGAGACTTTTATATGAGAATGAAAAGAAAGCAGTAATGACACCTAAATGGGATGGAATATCCACTATTTTTGAATTTAAACCTAATAATAAAATAGCTAATAAAGTATTAACTAGAGGTGATGTTAGTAATAATGAAGCTGTAGATATAACAGAACTATTTAATGAAATTAAATTAGATTTTGAAATTATAGATTCTAAATATTATAAAGAAGTGATGATAGGAGAAAAATATGAAACTAAAATATTTGATAATGAATATGCTGTTAAAACTGAAATTGTTATGAAGATTTCTGATTTTGAAAGATTTTGTAAAGATATAAAAGTATTAAAACATCCAAGAAGTGCGGTTATATCAATTCTAAATAAAACTAGAGATTTTGATAAAAAACATTTAGAATATTTAACAATTATACCTCTTCAGTATCAAGAGAAAAATGATAAATTTAGTATAACTATAACAAATTTAAATTATGGATTTAGTATAATAAATGATATAACTAATTTTAAAGAAGTTCAATTACATATAGATGCATTAACAAAACATGTTAATAAAAAAGATATTTTAATAGATGGTATAGTTATAACTCTTAATAATGAAAAATTAAAAGAAAAACTTGGTAGAGAGAATAGTATTAATAAATTTGAAGTTGCATATAAATTACCACCTGAAAAGAAAAAAACTATAATTAAAGATATTATAATGTCAACTGGTATTCTTGGTTCAATAACACCTGTTGCTATAATTAAACCAGTTAAAATAAATGGTAATACTATAAATAATATATCATTAGGCTCAATAGATAGATTTGAAGAACTTGGTATAAGACAAGGTGATGAAGTTATAATTAAATATGATGTGATACCATATTTAATTATAGATGAAACTTGTAAAAGAAATGAAAAAGGTAAATTGTTTAAAACACCAACTACATGTAGATACTGTAAACAGTTATTAGTTAAAGACCCTGTATTGAAATGTGTTAATGAAAGCTGTGATTCTAGACAAATTGGTAAGATAGTAAACTACGCAGTAAAAATGTCTATACCTAATATCTCTAGTGGTATTATTACATTATTATATGAACTAAGTGTTGTAAAATCAATTAAAGATTTATATTTTATTAAGAAACATAAAGATGAAATTTTATTATTTAAAGGATTTGGAGAGAAATTGTTTAATAAAATAATTGATAGTATAAACAGTCGTAAAACTGTTTATAATTATGAGTTATTAGGTTCTCTGGGAATACCTGATATAGGGAGAAAAATATTTAAACGTATTTTAAATATATATTATTTGAGTGAATTAAAAGATATATGTTTAAATAATGATGTAAAAAAATTAACTAAGATAGGAGGAATAAAAAATAAAACGGCCAATAAGATAATTAAAGGAGTAAATAGTAATCTTGAACTTATAGATTTTTTATGTTCCGAGTTAACTATAAAGCAAGATTTACGTAAATATGTTGCTAAAGTATGTTTTACAAAAATCCGTGATAGGGAATTTGAAAAATTCTTAGATAACAAAAATATACTTATTGTAGATAACTATAGTAAGGATGTTTCTTTAGTAATTGTAAAAACTTTAGGTATTAAATCATCTAAAGTTGATAAAGCTAAAAAAGATGATATATCTATTGTTACATTAGAAGAAGCATATAAAATATTTAAGTATGAAAAAAATAATTAAAAACTAATATGCTAATAACAAAATATTAGTATTAAAAAAATAAGAGGGGGTTATTTATTATGGCAAGTAACAAAGAAGATGCAGTATTTTTGGAAATCAGAGAGAATCAAAAGGAAATTAATAAAATTTGTGAAAGAGCTCATAAAGCTCTTATCAGTGAGCACAACATTAATGTTACACATGCACCGGCAATTGCAACGATTGCTTATCGTTTTTTACAACAAACAATTGCTTATTTAAATGAAAAGAAAACTCCAGGAGAAGATATTTCTGTCAATGTGATGCAATTATTTGACATGGGTATTTCTTACAGGGAAAATGATGAAGGTGAGAAAACAGGTAACTTTACACCTTATATGATTCCTGGCCAAGAGTATAAACTCATGGTTAAGGATGACGGTGAAACTGAGGACGAGGAAGAATAAAAAATATACATTATCCAATAGGAAACCTTAATTGGTTTCCTATTGGATATATATTGTTTATAGTATTATATTTTTCTAGAAAGGGTTGAAAAAACATATTATGAAGAAATTTATAAAACACTATAAAAATCCTAATGAAGAAAGAATTAACTATGATATAATTAATCATAGTTATGACGATGATTTAATTCATTACATCGCTAATAGTTGTAAGTCATTAGAGATTCTTAAGAATATTAAATTTCTTGGGTATGAATTTATTGATGATGAATCTAAGATTGACATCAATGATTATATATCTACAAGACAAAAAGTTAAACAAACCAAAGACAGTGATAATAAGAAAGTTTCAGAAAAGTATATGTACCTACAAGATAGTAGATATGGTGAGCTTAAATTAAAATTTAATTTAAGTTGTAAAAATAAGAGTAAAATATATACTAAGAAATTATTAATACCGATTCCTGATGAAAATGGTTATTATACTATTAAAGGTAAAAAATATTTCTTAATATATCAACTTGTTGATAGTTCTACTTATACAACTAAACAGAATTTAATTCTCAAATCTTTAATGCCACTATCTTTAAAAAGAAACAAAAAAGAATATCCTGATATTCAAGGAGAAACTTATACTGCTAATACTTATGGGGTATTTGTGTTTAGAAAAGAAGTCGATGTACTTTTATTTTATTTTGCTAAAATGGGTGTTGATAAAACACTTAAATATTTTTCAGTTGATTCTATAATGGAATTCACTGAAAATGAAACAGATTTAGATAAATATATATATTTTCGTGTTAATAAGAAAATATTAATAAAAGTAAATAGATTCTTCTTTAACAAATATCTATATGTGCAGAGTATAGTTTTCATGATTTTAAATATTTTTAACAACAGAGCAACTTTTGAAGTTTTAAATGATTTAGAGTATTGGGTTAGTCGTATTGGTAGTTTAAGTGCTACTATGGCATATAATTATTATGAGAAAGGATTAAATACATTAATCTTCTTTGATAGATTAATAGATGAAACAACTAAAGATATATTAAAGATAGATTATGAACATCGAAAGAATGTTTATTCAGCTATAAGATGGTTAATTCAGAATTATGATGAATTAAGAAAGAAAGACAATTTATCTATAGATAATAAACGTTTAAGATGTAATGAATATATCGCTTCTTTATTAACTAAAGCATTTAGTAAAAGAATGAATAGAGTTATAAGTTTAGGTAAGAAAATGACTTTAGAAAATATTGAAGAGATATTTAAATTTCCTGGTGATATACTAATTCAAAATTTACACGACTCTGGATTATTGAGATTTGATAGATACTGTCCTTTACAGTAGTAATATTGTAAAGAATCTTCTTTAATTGTCGGGGAACCCCTTAGAGCCTTACTTACTAATCTATAATAGTAATATTATAGTGGCAGGAGTAATTAACCTGGTATAGTAATAACAGTAAGGATTGGACAATCCGCAGCTAATAACCTTTATAAGATATAATTTCCAAGAAAAGTAAAAAAATAATAAAGAAAAGAGAAAGATATGAAAAAAGAAGATTGGATAAAAATAGATTTACCTCAAGTTAAAAAGAATTATTCTATAAATTTTGATGGATTTATTAGAAATGATAAATTTAATAGGATTTTAAAAAATTCTAAAAATACTAAAGGATATGAATATATTCAATTAGCATGTATAGATGGTAAATTTAGAAATTTTTTAATTCATAGATTATTAGCTTATTATTTTATGCCAGATTTTGATATATTTGATAAATCAATGATAATTCATCATAAAGATAGTATAAATAAATTTAATAAATTAAATCTTTTAGAAAAATGTACTCAGAAAGAAAATATTGCTTATTCATATAAAGAAGGAAATAAACCTATTGGAGAAAAACATCCTTTAAGTAAATTCTCGGATAAATTATCTAAACAAATAGTATCTTTATTGGAGGAAAATAAAAGTACTGATACTATAATTTATAAATTAAATTTAGAAAATAAAAAAAATATACGTACATTTATAAATGATTTAAGAGCTAAAAGAACACGAATTTATTTAACCAAAAATATTGATTTGAATAAATGTAAACAAAAAAGATATGATGAAGAATTAATAAAAAATATAATTAAGTTTATGAAACAAGGATTAAAACATAAAAAGATAATTGATAAACTAGGTTTAAATAATTTATCAAAAAGGGAAATTAGAAATCTTTATACTT